TTTAAAGTCTTCGATATCGCGGAAAGAAACGGCAGGGGGTGAAGTGTTAATGTCATCGAAAAATAAAATACACGGTCTCTGTTTTGACTTAAGCCTCTGACACAGATGATTGATTCTGCGCCTTAATGACGAGATCTCGATGTCTTTTTTGTCGACGTGTTCGAAAATCGAAAGAAGTCCCGTTCCGTTGAAGTTTTCACCTTCATACTTCACGGCGATGTCTTCACTCCAATCCGGATGCTTGTACAGAAATTCTGTTATCTTCCCGGCTTCTCCGTCTCCGGTGTGTATAGAATCTCCAATTGAGAACTCAACACCATCTGATCCGCGACGAATCTTTGATATAATGAAATCGCCATTTTTTACACTACTTCCAACTCTCAACATTGATTCAAGCGTAACTCCATGCCTGTCTGTCGAGGAATATCTATTGTTATTATTTAAAATCATTCTCTTGGCAACATTTTCTGATGTCCCTTTAAACTCTAAAATAACGTTTTCTTTTTTCATGGTTGTTTTATTTTAAATTGTTGCTTGTTCCAGCGTGATTGAAATTGTGTCTGACCCAGCCGTTAGTTCCGCAGCCGCTTCAACTTCTTTAACGAAAGCGTACAATGCAATCAGGGCGGCTTCGTTGAAGGTTGTTATGTCCCATTTTTTTGTGATGTTCGCCGTTCCTGACGAAAGGTTGAGGTTCCCGTCTGTTACGTCTTCCACGTACAGAACCGGATTAGCCCCTCTTTGGTATCGGGCTATGTAATAATCTGCCATTGTTGTAGTATTAGTTTTGTTAAATTTTTAAGACTTTCAAGTGATCCGTCATTGTACATGACGTAATCAAAATTATATCCATCGAGTGCGGTTTCAGATGGATGGTTCCCGGTATCCATATGGCCAGGGCGAACCACTGATATTACTTTTCCTCCGCGCTTCTTGATAGCTTCTGCTTCGTTTGGAAAGCGAACATCTGTGATGACCCAGTTTGGATATTTTGCCACTGATTTCTCTCCGTTATGATGAGAGCCTTTGCTTGACACAACAACCTGATTCGCAAGATCATTACTATCGAATACGATTTTTGTGTTTCCAAACACGGCGTATGGCTTATAATCCGCAAACAATGCATTGATCCAGGTTTCAGAATGTATCACATCCCTCATCGCATCTGTACCAAGTAACTGAAGAAATTCGCGGTAAGTGTATCGTTTAACACGATCACCCATAAATTCCCGGTGTCCCTCTGCAGATATCCTGGTGGTCTTCGCGTTCGAATAACCAAACAGATAATCCCATTCCGGTGGTAGATGCTGCTTTTTAAACTCAGCATCTTCAAACTTCTCCACCGGAACACCAAGCAGTAGCGAAGCTACAAGTTTAAGCTTGGATGCATATTTTTTGATCACAAACTGATCGTATGAAGGAAGACCATTCGCCGGCTTGGTAAGCTCAACAATAAAGTTTCCAACGGTGTCTTTTCCGTTTCCGATCTTTCCGTGCACTCCGATTAGATTTACCATTACTTAACTCTTAAGGTTCTGCGTTTCATTGATGGTTTTCTTCTGCGTGTGCTGGCCGCAACCTTCTTGTTATTTCCGCCTCTCTTTATAAGTCCGATATAATCTCCACTAACCGGATGAGTCAGCATCACGTACCTGTACGCGCGTTTCTGAGTCCTTGTTGATGTAGTAGGATGTTTGTATGGGCTGTCCTTGGTGATTGGATTCGTAAGAACTCCGTTCTCATCGAATTTTTTAACGTATGGTATGTTTTTCATGGTTAGTGAGGTAATTGATTCCAGTACTTTTTAATAAGGTGATAGACATCTTGCTGGACACCTTCGATGTAAACTTCGCATTCCTTTGCTATGATCTCGGCTATTTTCAGTTCCACGTTCAGCGCCTTCGGAAATTTGTTCTTTTCGTCTTCGGTGAACTTATCCTGAATAATGTCGATGTATGATCCCTTATTCTTCTGTTTCCAGTCTTCGAATGTGAATCTCGCAAGAAGGCCCCTATTGACCTTCTGTGTCTTGTATTTCCTTCGTCCTGAAGGAGAGGTGACTACAACTGTCACCTTTGTGTCGATCGTTTCTTCCATTTTTAGGTGTTATACTGATGTGCTTCGTTAAAGGTTACACAATTTGAGGAATTTTTTTTACACCTGTACAACAAATGCCTCTTTTGGAAATTCTACAGGAAGTTTTTCCCCGGCTTTGAATCCAAGAGTGTAGAAAATGGTCTCCTCGAGGTTGAACTTTTTAATGCAGTCATCGCATGCCACTGAATCGAAATGAACGTTTTCAGGTGATACGTCCATAAATCCGGAGATTGTCGGCTTTAGGTTCTCAGGCATATAAACCTGCTTATCATGGAAGTCATTTGTCCATAAGTAGCGCAGCATGCTCTCGAGCAACTTAGCTGGCTTAATCTCCTCGTTAATGATCACCACGGCATTCGCTGCCTTCGATTTAAAGGCCTCGAATTCTGCTTCTGCGTCTCTATCCTTCTTGATCACGCGGTAGTATTCATTGATCATCGCTTTCGATTTTAAAAGGGCAACAGCGGATGAATTATAGAGAAATTTGACCCATCCACTCTCTTCATTAATGGCCTTCGTGGCGGCCAGGTCCTTTGCGTCGGTCATCATTTGGATCGTAACCTCAAGGAAGTCAACAATCGTATTGCGATCCGGGCCTTCGAATTGAATTTCTTCGTTTTCGTCTTCGCGCTTTTCTCCGGCTTCAACTAAAAGGAATCCGGCTTCAATTGTACTTTGTATAGCGAAGTTTGTTGCGTTGTTTCTTTCAAGGACTTGTAATCGAGTCGCGACGATATCGATCAGTCTTAGTAATGGTAGTTGTTTCATATGTTTAGCGTAGTTTTTAATTGATTAATTGCCTCTCTCATCAGTTTCATGTTCTTGTGCCTCTTCCCCCATAGTTCCGGAAAACTCTTGGGCATCAGGGCTGATATCTGCCAAGTCAGTATCCTCACTTGTTGAAGGCGGAAATTCAATCGGACGATCAGCATTATTAAGAATAATATTAACGCGCTCTCCAGTGAAATTAAGACTGTTGTCCACATCTTTTTCTGTTTTTATAGATTCTAGTAAACCGAGTAATTTGAATGCAGTGTAGGCTTCCTTTTCGCTTGAAATCGACATTGTGATTGCGCGACTGAGTTTTCCGGAGGCGATAATCCAGTCATCACCCATCCTTGTCATCATTACATTATCATCATGACTTTTGTAGATGGTGTTTGGTCCAACAACATCCACCTCAGCAAACCCATAATCTTCGGGAATGAATGGATAGTCTGTCTGAAGATCCCTGACCTGTTGTTCTGCTTCATGCAGTGCCTTTGAATAAAGGGCAACTACCGCTGCCGGGATTTGAAGATCATCTTTTACTCCGCCCTCGATCTGTTGTCCTGAAGGACGAGATTCTGTCGGGAAAATTTCGAGAGACTTAGGCTCTCCGTAAGGGTATCCTTTAAATATACTCATGAGTTGAAAATTGGGTTAAATGGTAAGTCTTTGAATTGTTCTGTATTATCACAAATGGCAAAATTAACTCTAACACCCATGTAAGTGAAACTCGGGAAATAAATTCCCATGGTGAATAAAATCTCCATTAAAGCATCGTATGCCGGTTTAATAAAGAGGAAGTTTATCCTCAAAACACCCGGTCCGAGTGTGGCGATGTATTCTTGTATTGCGGATAAAATTCCCATTTGGATATCCACAATATTACGGCATTAATTTTGTTTGAGATTCGGGAGTTCTGAAATGTTTTGAACAAATTAAAAACCCGTAAGCGGAACCGGGAAGTAGCCGATCTAATAACTTAGGCTCGCGAACCAAAAGTCAATTCTAATGCGCTACGGGTTTTTATAAGACCCCAACTCTGAGCGCCCTGTTCTTATGGGAAGGGGAGTGGGGATGTTTATCCAAAATGAATAGATCCCATTCCAAGGTATGGAGATGGTCCATTATCATTATCTTCGTAACAAGAAATCCTTATACCCTCTTTGTTGGGTTCATGAAAGATCATTCTCACTGGAGAAAGATCATGTCTAAGGGCAGGATTATTTATCCTTTTTTTTTTTTAACCATCGATCTCATGTCGATATCGTCGGTTTCTTGCAGGTATGCAAAATAGAGTTTTCTGAAATCCTCGTATGAGATCTGAGCTACGTAACTATCTCCGTAAACAGTATCTATTCTTACCAGTTTTCCGCCGTTCATTGGATGTTCGATAGGAAATTCAAAATCACAGAAGCCTTTCACTTCTCTTAAGTTCATTGTTCTCCGGGCCGTATAGAAGTTTGCATTCTCATCACTGAAATGTTCAATGAATTCCCATACCCTGAATGATTGTCCGCCTTCCATTTTCGTAGCTGTTTACATAAATATAAGGATTATTTTTCTCAAAATTTGGTGGTTTGAGAAAAAGTTTCTACATTTAACGACAGGAAGATAGTTCAACAAAAAGACATTTAATGCAAGGCAACTTAAAATGTTGTCCGACCACTCCGGGGCTATCTTCCAAATAACCCACCTAACTGGAGTGGTCTTTTTTATTGTCGTCGGAATAATTAACGGCAGGGCAATAAAATAATATTGAGCTACTGTGGGACTGCACCAGCTCAGACGGTACGACAAAGGAGAAAGCCGTAGTATGCAGAAGGGTCGTCAAGGACTCTATAAGTAGTCTCCAACCTGAAGCACCTTGATGCTGACTTCAGGCAAGTGAAAGAGGCTGGCTCCGTCAGTGTAATTTCGCTAAGAGTCCGGTTAGTCTAAAAGGATTATCCGACTCTTCAAGCTCAGAGGGCTTTCCGTAGTGTAATTATGGTAGTAACACAGTTACCGCCGAACTATCAAACCTCGTTCCGAATGCGCAAATGTTCAAAAGACTTCAAAACATTTTTGTTTAACTGTAGAATAATATCTACATTTGACAATCAACCCACTAAATCAATTGCATGTCAGTAAAAGGATTAGGAGAGTTCGGCCACTTTAGAGATGAAATCATCAATCTATGGGGAACTAATGAATACGTAACCAAAGTTGAATTAGCAAGAACTCTTCTCGGCCCAAAAGCAGACGAAGGCGCAGTAGACAGGCTAAGGAAGTACATCTCCAGGACCATAGATATTGAGTTCCGCGATAAAGAAGTTGTCGTAGAAAGCGTAAGACTCGCCAAAAGTCGTCAGAAGCTAATGGATCAAAACAGGATCCAAAACAAAACCTTCCGGGAACATGCCAGGGTAGAGAATGCGATCGAGGAGTTCGCAAAAGAAATCGCTGCTCAGAACAGAGAATTCGGCAAAGACCTAAAAAAATACAACCTCAAATTGCCGGTTAGGCCAAAAGGAGGAGTTGGTGTCATTCACCTAACGGACCTTCATGGCAATGAATTGATCGACTCACCCCACAACAAATACGACTTTGAGGTTCTGTCAAAACGCCTGAAAAAACACATCTCAGAATCTATCGCTTACTTTAAATACAAGCAGGTAGAAAAGGTTCTGATCGCATTTACAGGAGATCTACTAAACAGCGACAGAAGGCTTGATGAAATACTATCAGCGGCCACAAACAGAAGCAAGGCTACTGTGATGATGATACATCTCTTAAAACAAGCCATCCTGGACGTTCGTCAATACTATCCGGTAACAATTGTGAGTGTACTAGGTAATGAATCCAGGGTCGATAAGGAAATGACCTTCTCCAGCACAGCGCTGTCAAATAACTACGACTTCGCGATCCTTGCACAGCTACATCAAATGTTTGAGTTTGCCGGTATTAAAGATGTCACATTCGGCAACTACGACAACACGGAAGAAATTATAAAAATTGAAAATCAAAAATGGCTACTCGCTCACAACCTAAGTCGTTTTCTCGACTCCCAGGAGAAGACCCAAGCTGCCATGGGACGCTATTCGCTAGCAGGCCATCAGTTGGATTTCTGCATAGGCGGCCACATCCACGCGACTCGTATAACAGACATATCGGCCCGATCATCATCAATGGCCGGATCGAACGCATACAACGAGATTGCGCTCAACCTGATGGGCAGAGCTCAACAGAATTGCTATGTCGTGAAGAACAACGAGAGGTCCGTACAGGTAAACGACCTTCAGGACACAACTGGAATAACTGGATACGAAATATCAAAAGGATTGCAGGCTTATAATGCTAAGTCCGTAGATAAGACAAGATCCAAAAGAACGATTCTAACCATCCAAACAACCATATAATGCCAGGACTATTAGATCTACCGTATTTCATCCCCAACATGCCGCCCGAGGACGATAATAACTTTCAGAAATTCCTTATAGGAATAGTGGGAGTCATTACCGCCGTACTCATTTATTCAATAAAATAAAGCATTCCCCGGCGGATAGGGATCCAAACAAGCCGACCACTTATCGGCACCGGAACCGGATCCCCAAGTAAACCAGGTCTCGAGCCTGGTTTTTTGTTATTTCAAATCAATTCGTTAAATTAGGGAGAAACCTTTTGATTTTAAAATAACATGTCAGCTTTAGTCACTCCATTATTTACATCAGCTTCGGCCCTTAATCCAAATGAGCCAGTAAACGCAGAATTCGTTGCAGAAGTAGGATCAACCGACTTCGCCTCAGAATACACAATCACTTTCACTTATGTGAATTCAGTGAAAACTGTTATTTGGCGATACACAAGCGCCGTATTACGCGACGCAGCTCTTGCTGACTTCTTAGCTTCTGCAGCCACTGCAGGAGTTTAATCCTATTGCGGGATAGAGCAGGGGTAGCTCGTTGGGCTCATAACCCAAAGGTCGGAAGTTCGAATCTCCCTCCCGCTACTATAGGCTCTTGTCAGGCAACTGGCGATGGGTCAGAAACCCAGTGGATTCCCCCGGACGTTTTCTCATGGTTGACCGGGGGAATTTACATTGGGGAAAATTTTGAAAGAAGATAATGTTCAAGAAGTTCAAGGAAATAGTTGAAGGCTGGCGTAATTACATCTTCGAAGATCCCAAAGTAGAAGAGATTGCCAAAAAAAGAGCAGCCGCATGTTCTATTTGTCCACACGCCGTTATGGGTTCGTGGAATCAAAAAATGCCCGACAAAACCATTCAGGTAATTAAAGGAATGAAGTGCAGTCTTTGCGGATGCCCGTTAAGCGCCAAATGCAGATCATTAGACTCGGAATGTCCTATTCTAAAATGGAAGGCAGAAAATGCATAATCCCAGCGAGAAATACATAAACTTTCTCCATGACCTCCACAACGAAGGCGTAACACTTCCTCAAGATCAGATCGATCTCCTGATTCAAAAAGGACGAATCAAAATTGAAGGAAAGCCGACGGAAAAACCAAAAGAAGAGGAAAAGGAAGAGTATCCCATACCATTAAAGAAAACCGAAGAAGAGAAAGCGTTCGACGACGAACTTGTTGTCGTTATGGGAGATTCTGCCCAGGAAGACATTCATATCTTTGATCCAAAAAGGCACGTAGATAAGAAGTTTCTAAACAGGAATAATATTTCCAGGGAAGACTGGATCCCAAAAGATATTGTTTATCATGAAGAGGATTTTGTAAGATGGATAGATAGTTTCGTCTTTTATGGATTCCAAAACATGATCGCTTATGAGAAGTTCGAACTGTATAAAAAACAGGCTTACGACTGGCTCATGGAGAATGATGTTATTTCAAAATACCAGTACCCGGAAGATATAGCTGAGTTTAAAATGCGCGAACTGGATCGTATGGATGAAAATTCCCTGTACGCGTTAAATAAGTATGGAAAGGTAAAGGATGCTATTGTCGAAGGTGGATGGCGTACCTACACAGCTACACCAGCCCATGAGGTAATGATATACCTCGATGACTGCAGATACTCCATGCTAATCGGGAAACCTCGTCAGATAGCAGCTACGTCCACACTGGCATTAATGGCTGGGAAGAAGATCATATTTAAAAAGAACTTCTTTATCAAGTTTATTACCGAAGATAAGGATAAGGGTCTAGAGATCTACGAAGATAAAATAAAAGCCTCTTTCACCGCCTGGCCTGAATGGGTGACTCCAAAAGTATTAAACTGGTCAGGAACGCACTTAAGACTCGGAAGTAAAGGTGATCAAAAAGGAAGGAATGAAGGGGTTGGATCCTCTATATTAACAGATGCGCCATCCATAACTGCTATCGCCGGCGGATCACCAAACACCTGTCTTGTCGATGAGGCTGGAAACATTTCCATATTCTCAAAGATGATGCAGGATGCCAATCCAACAATGTCGTCCCAGGATCCCGTTACCAAAAAAATCAAGATGAACCGACAGTTTATCGGTTGGGGAACAGGTGGAGATATGGAGCGTGGCGGTAAGTCTTTCGAGTTCGAGTTTATGGTGGCCGTAAGGCAGTGGAAAGAACGTAAGTGGGGCTCGGGTATAATTCCGATATTCTTTGACTGGACAACCCGTCCAGGTATTGATCAAGAATTCTATGATCAAAAGAAAGCAGAAGCATTCGCTGCAACGGGTCCCGATGCTGCAGCAAAGAGGATTAAGTTCTACCAGCAATTCCCATCTACCATTGAAGACATGTTCTTGTCGTCACAGGCTACCCTTGTCGACATTGACTTTATTCATAGGAACGAGAGAAGGATTGATGAATGCGAAGTTAAAACCAAGTACGGATTCTTTGAACCAATATACGACACCAGTAAACCGATGCCGGAAGGTTTTGATATACCTTACGCGATCACAGGGGCTAAGTTTATACAGACAGACGCTCACGACCCAAGATGCACAACCATAATGTTCCAACCTCCTGTTCCAGGATGGAGAAACCGGTATTATCAAGGAGATGACCCAATCAATGCCGAGTCAGGATTATCGAACATGGCCTCTGCTATTTGGGACGCCGAATACAATACAGCGCCATGCGTGGTAGATCATCGAGAGCAGAATTACAAGTATACATATTTACAGTGTATGCTCATGGGAATATACTACGACACTGAAGAAAGCCTTGGGGTTAAAGACTTGACAGAAAGTAATATAGGTACTAATTATATGGATTACAAATCCGACCGCGGAAGAGAAAAAACAGTAGTTTGGACCTCGGAGCTTCCGGATGTGTTCAGGAATAAAACAGGATCCCAAGCGAGAGGACTGGATAATAAAGGAGTCAGAAACAAGAGCGTAATCGACAACACTTTTGAGTTACTACAGGCCTATGGTGATCGAGTATACATAAGGCGTTTCTACGAGCAGTTAAAATCATTCACCTGCAAGGAAACAGATGCTGGCGGAGTAACATGGGGACCAATAGACAGACGTTATTACAAAGATGACGTTATTTGGGCCATAACCTATGCATACATATGCGCCAAGTCTTTCAGTCACCTGAAGCCTCAGAAAATAACAGGAGAAGCAGTCAAAATCGCTGTTAAGTACCCTTTGTACAGAGATTCAAACTACAAGCTTCGCCGATCACCTCAAAAAGTAAGGAAATATGGCAAATGATGTAACACTATTCTACCCGAAGACCGGCAGGGATCTCAGGATCCAATACCCTGAGTTAATGAAAATACATGAGTTTAAGAAACTCAGAAGTGCGTCTCAAATGCTATTCGTGTGGTATTGGTCCAACCCAACGTCACCTGTTAGTCCTGAAATGCCATTCAAAAAAAGACTGGAACTATGCCTTAAAGAGTCCGGCTGGAAACCCGACGGCGCTACTATTAAACTTCTTCAAGAGGACCTTTGGCCCGAAGATTTAAAAGTGGCATGCGATCGAATGGAGAAGTTTGAAACCAATCTCCGTAACCAGGCCCGTAAGGTTTATAAGGAAATTTTTGCTAACTTTGAGAAACTGGCTAAAGTTAAAGATTCTGATTTTCAACTTGTTGATAAAGAAGGGAATAACTTAGGAATCGACTTTGCCGCTAGAAATCAGTACGTGACTTACGCAACCAGGATAGCTCAGGAGATGCCTGACATTATCAAAAAAATGGAAGAAGGATTCGGTACTGATGAGGCTTCTACTGAAACCGGTTCAAACGAAAAGGCCATCGAATTATGGCACAAAGCTAGACAATGATATCATTAGTTTCTTACGGCGGAAATCGTCCAAACAGAGTAACAGAAAGCAAAAACGAAGACTACCATGCGCGGTACGCTCGTTACTGCGTTTACAACGCCAATAATTCTCTTCACAAAAAATATCTCGAAAAGATTGACATTAACAAGAACTTCTACATCGGAAACCAATGGATCGATGAAGAGGATCTTGAAGAGTTTTTAAAGGACGACACCGGAGAAGTAAGGAATCGATTAAAGATCGTAAACAACGTCATTCGGCCAATGGTCGAGCAGTACCGCGGTAACGCGATCAGAATGGAGTATAACGCAACACTTAAATCGTACTCCAAAAAGGCAATCAATCGCCGGGAAACCGCTCTTGCTGAAATGATGCTACACTTTAATGCATCACAGCAAATCCCATCATTAAAACCTATGCTTCAGCGCCGCTTCGGTGTTGGTGACACTGCAGAAGAAACTGTATCTATATTTGAGAACTCTTATCAGGATCAATACGTGTGGGTTATAAACAACCTATGTAAGCACGTATCCGAAATAAACGATTTCAATGCTATTAAGTTCGAGTCAGCCATTCCGCTTGCCTTAAACGGGATAACTATAACAGAGTACTTTGAGCATGCCGGAAACATGAGGTTTCAGGAAGTTCAACCTGAATACTTCTTTTGGGATCGATCGGGGAAAAAGGCCGACCTTTCTGATGTAGGCTACTGCGGTAAGTACATTCCAATGGAGCCTACGGATATATTCGAGCAGCATCACCAAAAGCTCGAAGAAGATCATATTAAGGCCATTGAAAAATGGTCGGCTTCTGAATTTGCCACATTAAACCACAGCTTCGGATCATCAATCCCATCCAATAAAATACCTACATTTTACACATACTGGAAAGATAGTGAGAAATGCGAGTACGGCTATGTGAAGGATGAATATGGTTACGAATACCTGACAAAGATCAACTACACGTACCCAGGTGAAGATAAGCCTCGTTACACAAACAAGGATGTGATCATGGTCAGTCCTGAAAAACAGAAGCGAGTGCTTAACGGCAAACCTACAAAAACTATTTATGTTGACGTGATTCGTTATTGTCATTTCATTCCAAATGAAATAATGACAACCCAATCACAATTCAATAAAAAAGACATTATTCTTGACTACGGAGTTTTAGCTTACCAGGAAACCGATAATATGGATTTTCACAGCGCGAAATTCCCATTCTGTATTTATACATGGAACTACATTGACGGACAGGTCATCGCTCCGGTTGATGACGCCATCGATCCTCAAAGGTTAATCAACCGCGTACTATCCGTGGCGGAAAACCAAATTAACAACAGCCGAGGAGCCGGAACAATACTTGACAAGTCAGTATTCGATCACCCGGACGAAGAATCAGAAGCGCTAAGGGCAATGAATCAATCCAGGCCGGTGACAGTAAATGCTCGCGGCCGCGGTATTCAAAACATGGTTGGCCAGTACGACGGAACCATTCGTCAAGGCACTCAGGTACTATTTAATGTAATCGATACATTAAATAACTACACAACCAGGATGACCGGCGTAAACGAAGCTCTACAGGGCCAGCAGGGCGGAAGTGATCAATTAGTCGGAACAACACAGTTAATGATCCAAAGAGGATCTTTAATGCAGGAGCCATTCTATAATGCGATAGCTGAAAAAATGAAACGCATGTACCAGGCTATCGTTAGTTATGGAAAAAACCTATACGCCGATAACGAAAGAGAGTTGGCGATTGCGGTTGGTGACGAGGGTGTTCAGATAATCCGTATATCTAAAGACATGAAGTCAGAAGACTTCAGAACAAGCATAGTTCGCGAGAACGTCGACGAAGTATTAATCAATGCAGCAAACAACTTAATGATGCAGTTAAAGCAACTCGACATGCTTGATGATATTCGTATCGCTGATCTTTGGGGTCGTGCAACTCCTTCTGAAGTTGGCATGGCTATGCGTCAATACGCTAAAGAGAAACTTGAAATGCGTCGCCAGGCTATCAAAAACCAGGCCGCTCAAACCGAGGACATGTATAACAAGATGGCCACTCAAAACAAGCTTCAAGGCGCTCGAGAAGAACAGAATCAGTTAAACAATCTTCAGAGCCAACACATGGCGGAACAGAATTCACTTGCAAAAACAGCAATGGAAACAAAGTCTAAAGAGCGTATCGCAGCCATGTCGCAGGCGCTCAAAACTCAACAATAGTGCCACGCTTTTGGTAATTAAGAATTTTTTATTAACTTTAATCAACACCTCTTGATTTAAGATAAAAGATTCATGTCTACAGAAAACCAAAATGCTGGTACGCAGAATGTTGCAAGCCAACAAAATAACGTTCCTTCACAAACTTCAAGTCCAAAGCTAACCGGCACTTCTGCCTTTCTTAGCGGAATGAAGACTGAAAATGATTTTAAAAAGGATGTTGAGTCCTTGAAAAAACCGGCTGGAAATACAACTCCGCCGAATAATACTACGCCGCCACAACAAAAACCTGCTGAAACTCCTGCTGCAAAGCCGGAAGACAAACAGACTCCTGGCGAGGGAGCTGCAAAGACAGGCGAAGGCGAAAAAGATATTGAAATTGAAACCAAACTTTTTGGAAAACAAAAAATTGGTGGAAAAAAAGAAACTCCTGGTGAAAATCAGGTAGAGTTCAAAGAGTTCTCTGACATAGAAAAATACGTCAAATCGAACTACGGTGTTGATGACGCAAAAAAGTTCCTGACCGAGATCGCTCCTAAATGGCGCGAACAAGCTCAGAAACTTGGAGATGTTTCTAAGAAAGTCGAAAGTTACGACAAGTTCTTCGAAACCATGCCGGAAAAACTTTTCAACGCAGTTATGGCCTTTGATCAGGGCGAAGACTGGGAAAGTCAATTCCAAAAGGATCCGGGTCTCAACTTCAACAAGAAAGTAGACGATTACTCCAAGGAACAACTTATTAACCATTACTTCCCTGGAAAGTTTTCGAAAGATGACTTTACAGACGCGGAAGAGGAGAATAAGGCACTTGAAGTAGCGTATGATGCTGCCAAACTCAAGTATGATGTTGACAAACGCAGTTTCGATGGTAAACGTGCCGAGATTGTCGGTAAGCAAAAAGCCCAAATGGAGGCTTATAAAGCTTCGATAAACGGTTCCGTAGAAAACCTTCGGAAAACACTTCCCTTAATTAGCGATATCGCCATAAACGATTCCGCTAAGACGCTTGAAGGTGGTGCGAATGCGATCCTTGCCGAATTCATAGATGAAAAGGGCTCACTCAGGCCGGATGCTGCAATGAAACTCACAATGGCGAAACATGGAATGGAGGCTCTCCAGCAGTACATGAACTTCGCCACAAAACGAACCGAGACAGAAGTTCGCGAAGAATTTGTTTCAAAGGCTCCTGATAAAATCGCAAGCGGAAACGCAGCCGATAAAAAACAAGAGCTGTCTGAAAATGGAAAACGCGCAATGAATTTCTTGAAAGGTTTGAAGCAAAACAAAACATTCTAAAAACAAAAAAAAGTAAAGACTAATTATGTCAAACACTAACTATACCCCAGGCTTAGGTGGTCTACCGTATGGTAACACCAACGTCAATCCCGAGAACTCAAATTACTCGGTAGACTCAGGTCAATCTCCTGACGAGAGTATCATGATCGCCAAAGCGCTTAAGCGTGAGATTTTTGATGCTGCTCCAAAATTGTACAACGCGTTAAAGCTGCTTTTTGCGAAACCTTTCAAAGAAGTAGACCTCGACGAATTCTCTTACCTTGAGAACACCTTTGGTCGTTCACCGATCATCGTTGACGCTCCCGGTTCGGGTGCCGTTGCTGCAGTGCCAGGTACTAACGTAACTCAGACAATTCCGCTTACAGCAGCTTCAATGTCTTTCGTGACTCCGGATTTAGTTCTTATTTTCCCTGGAAACGAAAAAGCAGTGATCACAGTTGTTGGTCCCGGTAATCAGGTTACAGTTTCTTCATTAACCTCTTTAGGTATCCCTGCTGCCGCTGCAACCACAGTTCTTTCAACTCAGTCTACGATCGTTGCTGATGCAATGACATACTTCTCTAACTACAGCCGTATGGATGTTGTTGAGCGTTACAACTACGTTCAATTCTTCTTACGCGCTTCTCGTTGGGGCCGTATCGAGCTTCAGAAGCACATCAACAGCAACAAGACTGATTATCTTGTTATCGACAAGGAGCAGAAGATTAAACAACTTCGTATTGACATGTTCAATACATTGTTTAACGGTACTCGCGGTGAGTTCGCAATCTCCAGCGGTTATATCGCTAAAGCAACAGGCGGTATCTTCCCTACAATGGTAGCTGCTGGTTCAATGAGCGCGAACCCAACTCTTGCCGGTCTTCGTCCTGCATTCGAGGCGCTTGCTTTCGCAACAAACTTCAAAGCTGAAGGTGAAATTCGCTTTATCTACGCTACTGCAGAGATGTTGTATGAATTAAGCAAGATCTTCAAAGATCCAGGTCTTCGTTACACTCCGAACGATGAGATCGCGAAGCTTGATCTTAAAGAATACGAATTCGGCGGAATGCGTTTCGTAACAGTTCCTTGTGAATTGTTCAAAGAAACATCATGTTTCCCTGCAATTTGGAAGCGTCGTATCTTGGTTCTTGACCAGGAGACAATCACTCCGGTATCAATGCGCGGAATCCCAACCATCTCAGGTGAGCAAAGCACACTTGACAAAGGTGTACAAGGTTCTCGCGAAGGATTCCAGGATATGTATGTTGAGGCTCAGATGGGTCTTCAATTCCACAACCCTCCTGCATCTTTTTGGATCGACGTTCAATAGTCCTAAAAAACATAATAACCCCGGCTACATCGGTCGGGGTTATTTTTTAATAATAACGATTAAGATAAAAGAAAAATGGCAAAAGGCAACAACAAGCCAAGCGATGACCTTGGCAATCTCGGAGAAGAATCCTCTGTCTCCAACACGGATAAAACCGCAGAATTACTACAAACATTATTAGGCAAACTCGAAGATCAAGAACGAGAAATCGCTGAACTTAAACGTCAAAAAGGCGGACAAGGAAATCAGGATATTGCTGAACTTGCTGCTACTTTAGCAGCCAAGATGTTCAAACAACAAAGCGATCTACAGGACATCGGAAACCCGCTTAAATTCTATTCGGCGGAAGAAATCGATCCTGAAGATGTTCTTGAAGACCCGATCATATTCTATTCTTACGGATACGGATACGTTATTACCGACGACAAGCGCAACGGTAAGCCAATCATTCCACCGGTAAACAAGTCCATCTTCTTCATGCACCAAGCTACACAGAAGGTGAGAAACGGAAATCATTACGACCTGTACTCTTATTCAACATACCCATGCTACTCTAAAAAGGAGAAGGAATGGTTAAGAGCCCACAGTAAGTACGGGATCCACTTCTTTGAAACTGCAAAGCAGGCTATGGAAGTAAATGCCGATATCGCGTCAAGGATCACCAAGCACATCAATGCGCTGGCTTCTATGGAACCGGCTCAAATCGTGACCATGTACAATAAGGCCGGTTATCCTAAATCAGCAGACATCACAGCCATGAAGAATTACCTGGCCCTGGAAGCTGTTAAAAAGGAAATCGCTGCCGATAAGGATGCACAACAACACTTCTTCAAAGATATCTTTGCGAAGCAACTGGAAGTAAAGACTACTTTCAATCCATAATCACCCATCTAACCATCGGTAGAAAGGGTTTCAAAGCCCGGTACATCAGGATATGTATCGGGCTTTGCTTTTCCCGTTTCAATTCGTTAAATTTACTGGAATGGCCATCCAAGTACAAACGGTAGTTGACAGAGGCGCTGCGGCCCTCGACGCGGAAAATAACGACTACTACAAATTCGACCAGGACTATAAACCAAACATAAACTCAGCCATAGAGTGGCTGGTGCTGGTTTTTAATGAAATTTTTGGTAAGAAAAAGGTTGTGCCTGAACAACTTAGAGATCTTGTTAAGGTCCGAGTATTCCAGGCCAATCAATATTCCAGGGTATCTTTCAATCCGGCAGATGTCGGTCACAGTCTTTGGACCATAATTGGAGTATATCCTGAACCTCAGCTTCACCCAAATAACTCAATAGCCCCCCTTGCTGATCCTAATCAATCAAAGTTCATGCCCGGCAAGTCATTTGTCAGGAGTGATTATTCGGCAGCCAGGAAGACATCCGAGCAAGCAAACATTAACCATAAGAACCCATTCCTTGAGGGCAGTGAGGTATTTTCGTCGACAAGTGGACTTCGGCAGTTTTCTTACAGAGATTTCGCGGATTACTCATCTTCGACATACTCTAACCCAAGCGCGCCCGAAATTGAAATCAGGCCTTCTATCGGCGGAAAATACGTTGCTATAGAATACCTGAAGTACCCAACTCCGGTAACACTTATTACCGACGTATTAGAGTTTCCTGAATCCATGACTCAGGTGATCACCGAAAAGATGTTGTCATTCATGTCGACAAAACAAGGAGATCAAACCACCCTATGGAACATTTCAGAAGGTGACATTAAACGAATAACAGGACTTCTTAGCTAATGAATCATATTTTACGACATATCTGTTACGATATTCAGAGCGACCTAAAACAGACCGGCGACGACAGGGAGATCACTCTTCCTAAAATTGCTTTCTATGTATTAATGGTTGGGAACAGAATCAAGTCTCAGCACATCGAAAAGCGAGATTCAGGAGCATTCCTTCACATATTCGCGGAAGTTCCGGTACTGACAGCCACAACAAACTCGGTTCCTGATTTGGTAAAAGGAAGGAAATATTTCGAACTACCAAAATCCATATACGACTTTCATAAAGATCAAGGGATAGCTTATGTATCTTATGCTAAGAATGCGGAATGCGATCTCGCTTACTCAGGAATTGGATTTAACAGAACAAAGGCGGGAAGACCGGCGGAAAGATTGTATTATTCAAAATACGAAAAACCGTCGCCGAAAAACCCGTACTTCTACAGGACCGGTAATTATGTTGGTCTTTTAGGAATAGAACACACTATTGTAAAAAGCCTAGAGGTAGGCTTATACAGCACCTTTGATCCGATTACGTCTATTGATATCGACGCTCCGTTTGACTTCCCTGAAGAGCTTCTGCCGGTTTTAAAAAAGCAGGTTCTTGATCTTGGAAGATTTGTTCTCATGGTGCCTTCAGAAAGAACCAATGATGGAGATGACGGAACTAAAGGACAAGAGGTTCCTACGCAAAAACTGATCAGCGTAAATGATCAAAACATGAACAATCCACAACAAGCTTAAATAAATGGAATTCTCAAGAAAAAGTTTTGTTACACCTGACGAGATTCTTGCAGACGTACTAAAATCTGTTGGTGACGAAGACTATCGACATAACTCGAAGGGATGGTACATATCCCAAATGCAAGAGGCTCTTGAGGAACTTTCTTTTGATACTTTATTTAACACTAAGGTATTGGATTTCGCTGTTCCACAGAATCTTAATTTGGATCTGCCTGCGGGTACATTCAATATAAAACAACTGTACGTATTCAACGGAGATCTTTGCAATATTTCTTCAAAAAGAAATCTTTGGCCAAAAAGAAATTACTTCACTAAAGGTAATGGATACCTGGCAAGGAATACTGCATCCAACAATGATCCGTTCTATTCAAGTTTGAATGGACGCAATTTTCTAAACGACAATCAACTTAATACCGGTTCTAATTTTCACAACTCAGGCAACGAGAACACATACTACTACAATGTTTACAACGGAGTAGTGATGTTGAGCCCTGCGTGTAGAACTTTCCAAAAGATCGCAATGGTGATTAATGGAACCGGGTGTGAGATCGGAGAGCTGCCGATAATTCCGAATTTCTTCAGACAGGCCGTTAAGGATTGGGTTTGTGAGATATCACTCCGGAATAGATTAAAAGACGAGCCTCAATTGATAAACGTTTGGAGAACATACGAAAAGAATCTTAACTACCATGAGAATTACGGATTCTACACTGGAAGTTGGTATAAAGCCAAAGAAAGAGTAAGAAACATGGGTAGCCACGAACGCGAAGCCATCAGAGAATATTTAGCAAAACCAGCCTGGTAATATGCCTATTTTACAACACTATCCGTGGCACATGAAGGCGTACAGCGGCGGCGCTAACACTGACCACGATAAAGAAACACAACAGTCGCAGGATGAATTCGTAGACGCTCGAAACGCAAGACTTAGGGGCGGAAACGGGAAAGACAAAGCTCTTGAGAAAATCAAGGGAGAGGTTATTATTTATCCGAAAAACTTCAACGTAGGAAATTATTTCTGTATTGGTGCCTTTAATGTAAACGAGGATATCGTGGAGTTTTGGGCAGACAGGGCCGGAATAGAAGATCCTCTTATTCGCGTCAATGGCGTTGTAGTTTGCAAGTCAAGCAGGCTTGGGTTCACATGGAATAATCCGCTACAGGGAGATACTAATGACTCTTGCGTGGGCGGTGAAGTTTATGTAACAGACTTCGTTCAGGCTCCATACATATTCAATGTAAAAGATATGGTTGATTCCCTTGTAGGAAATCCAACCAAATACTTTGCCGCATTCAATCCTGATCTATACAAGATATCGCTCAAGACCCCTCTTGACATGCCGGTGTTTGATTCACTGATAAATGTCGGTGGTGGCGGCGGATTGCCGTATGGATCATACGCATACTCTATTAGATATGTTTCTGAAAAAGGAGACAGCACAAACTTTTCAATGGAGACTCCTCCTATAGATGTTCCTGCAAATTACGGAACTCCATCAGGACAGTACGACTACGTAAAAACGTATGGCGGCGGAGCCAATCCATCTTTCAAATCTCAATACGGAATAAAAATCAGATTCAGGATAACTAACATTTACAACTATAGTTATATTGAAGTAAGACGAATCGCATACAACAGCGGAGCTGGATTATCATTTGTTCCTTCTCCTGAAATTATCGCAAAAATACCGGTAAGTCCTGGTGAAATAGGTATCATGGATTTCATTGATCCATCCGATGCATTCTCAACACCACTAACGTTAGCTGATTCTGAAGACCTTCAAAGATTTTCATCATTCAGTGCTGCCAAGTCAATCCGATATTACGACAAGCGCATCGTCTTAATGAACATAAAATATCCATCAATGGATGTTTCAAATGTTCAATTCCTTCAGGAGAATGATGGCACTTCGGGATTTCCAATCATGTGGCCTCTCGGTAAGTCAGGCCATTCTGATCCATGGAATCATACATACAGAAGAAACTTAATGTCTGCTGAGAGGTATAATTACGGTGCCGTAATTTTAGATGGATCCGGCGGAACATCGCACGTTAAAGAAATGACTGCAACTCAAATGCAGGACATTCAAACAGTACCTAATCACAGAAAGGCCCTATCGGCAAGATCACTAGCTTATTGCGTGACAAGTGGCCAAGGCGCTCCGCTTCTCAAAGACACTCAGAACAACATTAATAGGGTTCACGAAATATGGGACCTTAATGATGCTGTTCAAAAAACAAATGACTCCCTTGTAAACATATGTAGCGAAAGCATACCAATCATAAGCGCGGCAAGGGAATATGGAATTCTTAATCCAACAAGTGATGGTGATGGTGATGTTACTGAACATGATCTGAAGGTAAACATTCAAGTCAAGAGATCTCTTGGTACTTGGGTAAACTACAATCCGCAAGGATTCGGACCAAACTGGTGGAGCAGAGGAATCACAATCAAAGGACTTAACACAGCCTCCTTGCCTGAATGGGCAAAAGCCTTCTCCATAGTCAGAACCAAATCAGCTAAAAGAACTGTTTGTCAGGGAATAGGAATATACAGCCTGAGCCCTGCTGTTAAAGGAATCGTTCCATACACTTTCAGTAAGGGATTAACCAAAGAAACAGCAAAGCTTTGGTTCCACTCTCCAGACATTCAGATGGGATTTGTAGATGCGGCCATCATAGCCGACATGAAAGCGAATCCACTTAACTATAAGGTTCAGCTTATTTCTCCTGTAGGATATTTCACTGAAGTTTACAATAACGTAAAGAAAATAGTTCCTCCTGCAATGGATCGTTCTTGCGACATGATCACTTATGCTCGCGTTCAAGATGAAGATGGAACAATAAATCCAACAGAGACTCCAGGACAGGTAGAGTTTGGAAATTATCTCAACACTATTCCTAATTCACTACCGGTTAATACCGGTCCTGACTTCGCTGAAACTAAATTCGGACTGAAGAGTTTTAATTATGTTTCAGAAGGAAGGGATGGTTATTATCAAATAGAATTAGATCGCCCAATCTACAATAAGCAAAGCCAAGGCGCTGCGGGACTTGAAGGATGGGATATCGATGATGGGACTACTCGAGAATTTAAAGAGCCGTTTTATATTATCAATATTATCAGCGACGGAGCACAGCCGCCAAAGGGTAATACAACGAATTATTACCCAACAGGTCACTATCAGAAATTAACTTCAATCATAGGAAGGTCCGATGGAAATCCAAACAGATACGACCTTATTGATGAGAGATGGGAAGACTGTATTCCTAATAAGTTTGATGCCGGTGTTGCAAACATAAACACGTACTTATTTATTGAGGACGAATTTGGAGTTGATCATGTTTGGCTTAACGTAACATACAAAAGCGCAACTCAATTAACAACAATTCTAAACGACATTCAAATAAATGGATTTCATTACGACGGAACTCATAATATCGAAGGCGTCTACACTTCTTACGATAATTCGTTTAGAACGTTTGGAGTTGAATTTTCGATCATTGATTCGCTTTACAGCAATGACTTTTACATACCGAAGACGGGAAGTATCATCAAAGTAAAATACGACAATAGGTTCCCTATTGCTTTGTTTCCCGGCGAACACTTCGTTGGTGAAAACGTATTCTCGCCTATAGATAGATATTCACCGGGTAATGACAATGATCCTGATGAAAACGCACAATTCTTAATGTGCTCAGGAATGCCTTATCATGGCCATAAGTTCAACTCGAATTACTTCGTGGATCTTAAGTCATACGGAGCCGGGAACAATGTTCAGGACACTGTTTTCGAAACACTGGTAGACTTTGTTCGTCAGTGGGTGGTAATGTATCCTTCTGAATCAAGAGCGGCCTCTCATTTATTTTTTGGTAAAACATTCCCGAACGTACATTACGTTGTTCGTCCGCACCGATACAAGATAACCAGTAACATGTGCACCGACAATAATAAGATTTATTGTCAATACTTCACTGATTATCCGGGAGAGGAAAATGAATGGGGCTACGGCGGATTCAAGTTCCTTCCATCATCTAACGCGGATTATTCAGTATCACTCAATGATAGGATATATACCTCTAAGCCGCTGGTTGGTTTTGTGGAGCAGAATTGGTACTGTTCGAGGGTTATTTGGTCTATACAAAGAGCGGTAAATGCTCAAGATGTTCCGGGATTAAAAACATTCCCTTCATTAAATGTCAGAGATATTTCAGACAACCAGGGATGCATCAACTATGCTTATGACGCTAATACTGGCCGCGGTACTAACCTTTATGCTATATGCAGTCGTGGTATTTGTCTTTTAACCACAAATAAGAACACGCTGAGTGACGCTAATGCCGGTCAAATTGCATACATGCAGGCCGATAACTTCATAAGTGATGAATACTGGTTAAGCAAAGACGTTGGAGTTCCTGACGAGATGTGGAGAACTATCGCGGAAACCTCATCAGCAACATACGGAGAAGCGAGAATAGACACGCTTTTCCTGGCTAATAAGGAATCTGCATACGCCCTTTATAATAATAACGTAAAGGACATCGCAAAGAATGAATATGCCTACCATTACAGAATATTTAACGACTTCTCTACAAGAGTTCGTTCAGGATTCTCTACGCACGTAACAGCCGGGTTTGATCGTAAGCACGAGGAATACTGGCTGCATATTGATGGAGATCCGGAAAACGGAAATATCAAGAGGACGTTTGTATTCAATCAACAGGAACAAACATGGTCAGGCTATAACGACTACAGATTCGATAAGTTCCTTGCAAACGGAAGCCACATGTATGGCATGCGCGGACTCGATACTTACAAGCTAAATGACGGTTACGTTATAAACGGCGGAAACATCGTATTCGAAGCTGTGCAGGCCCATGCTCCTGAACCGGCTGTTGATAAAGAATTCATAAGGGTGAGAATAAACAGCTCAAAGAAGCCTACCCGAGTAGAATTTACAGACACGCTTGATGGCGCAATCATGTGTTTTCTTGACCCTTCTCAAGGCACACACTACCTGAAGAATTACGGTGGATTTGAACAGTATGTTCCAAGACTACTATCTTCCGTAGACTCAAAGGAACCAAGATTCCAAAGAAGGATTATTTACTATAAAATTAAACACGATTTACCTGAAGATTTTGTGCTCCATGATTCGGGAGTTCAATACAAAAAGATTAGGTAATCACATAAATTTCACTTAAATTTGATATCATGGCCGGACCTAACTTACCTTGGCTTCAATGGATTAAACACGGAACTCAGACCACTCATATGGCTCTTGAGACCGGTAATAGTTTCCTAAAAGCAAGAAAATACCAAAAGAAAGCCGACGCGGCTAAACCACCACTTGTTGATCAACAAGAGGCTGGATTCCTCGATGAAATAAACATGAAGAGGAAAAATCTTGACACCGGCGTTGGATATGCGGCTGGAGAAAGACAGGCTGATCAGACGGTAGCTAATACCCAAAACATGATGTCTAAAGTTGCCGGTGGTGATCTTGGGGCCTCAATTAACAGTATGCTATTAGCTGCCAGGATGGGAGCCCAACAGTATTCGGATGTTTTCGCGAACTCGCAGAACACTCAAAATATGTTAACACAGATGGCCGGTGGCCTCGTTAGCAAGATAGCCGACAGACGCATGCAGTTACAACTGGCCGATAGGGCTCAGTACTTAGCTCAAGCCATGAACTATCGCCAGCAGGCCCACGCACAAGGAACCGCCTTAATCAATCACTTAAACGACACAGACTCAGCAGGACTTGGAATGATGGGTGGCGGAAGCGGAAGCGGAACCAAACAATCATTCAACGGGCAGAGCCCGACTGGAAATAACAAACAATCAGGACTAATGGGCGGTTTCGGCGGAGCTGAAGGATCGCAAGGATTAGGCGGCCAGCTCGGAAATTTATCATCATTTGCACCAACAACAGCTTAACCATGCCAGGAGTAGAAAATTATGAAGAATACAGCCCAAAACCACCGGCTCCGCCATCGGCTCCGACCTTGGGAGGTATTCAAAACAGAGGCTCTGAACCTCAACCAAGCGTTAACGACATATCGTCTTATTACCCTGAAGGATTTCAGCCAGTAGAGGCTCAGAGATCAAATCCATTCGAGGATAATAACAGCAGAGATATCGTAAACCTTGGCTACAACAAGCCAATAAACGTAGGATCCTACAGCGGAAGCATCGTGGGCAACATTCCTATTTTTGTTGACAACTCAATGGTCGCCACAACTCCAAATGCATATCGCGAACAGCGATTAGCGCTGGCTGCCCAAGCAAAAGCAAAGGAAATCAAACAACTTGAGGACGATCTTTATAAAGTTCCTCAGTTAAAAAACGCTCCTGATCAACCGGAGATGAATGATATTTATCTTGGCGGAGTTGAAAAGTGGAAGCAGATGTACGGTGGCGACATTAAAACAATGTCCAAGGATCCGAGATTCCAGGCCTGGATGAATGACGTTAAGACTGCCGGGAAAATAAACGATGCCGCATATGAACAGTATGCTCAAATGGGCAAAGAGATGGATGAGGGAAAAATGTATTTTAGCCCCGACACTAGAGAAGCCTATAAATCGTTTTTAGCTGGCGCAGCAACACTAAGCGACCCAACTAATCCCGAAGCTCAAAACTTCACGTCCAAGGCGTTTAAATTAAACCAGTCTTACGATCTTGACTTGGCAGTAAACGACGCCCTGCAGCACTATAAGGCCCAGGTGATTGAAAGTGATCCTACAAAGAAAGACATGGGTATCTATGACATGCTGACTACTACGGAAGAAACAAATAAGGATCGCAATTTAATAAACGAACTTGCCGACAGTGTTTACGAAAACAAATTCAAGGGGACAAATACATTCACAAAAGAAGAGGTTCGTGCAAGATTCCAAAAGGCGCTTCCTTATACCAAGAAGAACCAGCTTCAGACTCACGCAAACCAATTTGCTCCACGAGAAAACAGCGGCGGAAATAACGACGCCTATTCGTACAACAATAAAGAAACAGCCCGAGGCATAAGTACGCAATCGAGAGGAACGTCAGGAAACGAAAAAGTTCAGACCAGTTTCACTTTAAATAACGTTTACAAAACAACCGCGACAGATCAGTCAAAAGTAGTATCGGTTCCTATAAGCCAAGGCTTAAAATACACCGACGGAAAAGCTGTAACAGGCAATGGTTATGTTCGCGGAACAGTGTCAGATATAGGTGTAGCTCCAGTTTACAAAAAAGGACTTAAGCTACCTGTTAAGACCGGTGTCGACAAGGATGGAAGGGCTATATACGAAACTAAAGATGTTGGCGGAATGGTTGTAGGTTCTGTAGATGTTGATAAGCCAGGAACAACAAACAAAAATCCATCATTCTACAACATGCAGTCGGTGGCTATGTTCAACGTTACCGAAACACAGGAAGGCGAAACCGGCAAAGATCAGGTTAACAGGACCGTTGTTATGCCGCTCAATGAAGTTATTGGCCACTATGCAAAACCTGATAAAAAACAGGGCGAACTTGACCTGACTGATATGGCTAATGATGTTCAGAAGCAAGCTAAACTTCAGGACAACGAGCGCCTAAAGGCAGTGGATGAATATAACAGGACAGAAAATCCTAAAACTGTTGGCAAAAATCAGAAAAAATCTGTATCTTCATCAAAATCCAAAGGCGGACTCAAGCCTATTGGGCCTTTATAAAGATAAAGCTACATGCCTGAAAATCAAGACTACATTTCGACGGTTTACCAAAACCTAAAGCAAGCCTATTCTAATGATTTCACAAAAACGGAAGAAGAGTTTCGAGAGAAGCTCAATTCTGATTTTAATTACAGGAGAACCGTTCACTCTAATCTAAAACAGGCCTACGGAGAATCCTTTAAAAAGGATTTCAATACATTTAACTTCCAGCTACCAAGCATAGCATCTCCTTCGAAAAAAGTTGAGAATCTTCCGTCCACAACAGTTGAAGATTTTGACAGAGCCAATGAAGAGTTGCCTAAAATGGCTTCCGATATGTCGAGGATGGATTACACCATTGACAAGACAAACTCATCAATGCCATCCGAAACAACTAATATGCTTGGTGGTCAATACCGGGCATCGAAGGCGTTTAAGGATAAAATAGATTCTTGGCAAGAAAAACAGCACGAGCAAACATCTCGTGAAAAACTTTCTTCAAAAGATCCCGACATAATGAAGTCGGACATCCAGGTTGTATCTAACGCAACAGCGAGATTAGCTGGCGGCAAAGCATACGGTCCTGAAGGGGCTGCTTACGGAAAGTATTTACTGCACCTGAAAGATAATAATCCTGAGAAATTCAATGAAAAGTACGAGAAGTTGATGAATTATGGTTTTGATCTTTCTGATAAAGAAAGACATAACGAATTTCAGGAGGCTCTTAACTTCAATGCTAGTATGGCGAAGAATGATGCCGAAGTAGCTAAAGCCAGGGGCCACGAATACAGAATAAAAGAATACAGTAAAGTAGTTGGTCAAATGAACCAACTTGCCAGCGAGATTGAATCATATGGTGATCCGAACGCACTATCGGACGAGAAGAAAACAGAACTTAAAAGTAAATGGGATTCCCTATCTCAACAGAAAGAAAAACTCGACGCGGATCCTAAGTACAAAGACGCTTTGGACTCCTATTCCGATATTGAAAAACAGTACGACGAAGTTTTAAGAGCTCAGGCTAAAATAATCAAAGACAATCCTTCTGTTCTCAAAAAGATGAAGGATCAAGCCGACATCAAGAGACAAGAAGAACTTATCGCCGGAGACTTCAAAGATGTAACCCCGGAAGACATAAAGTCGGGAACATTCGGCAGAGCAAAGCTGTATCAGGGTAGAGAGTCGTTGTCAAACGTTTGGAATACCGTTGTTGATAACGGAGCCGGACTACTTGAAACACTTAAAGACATTGGCGATGTTGCCAATTCAGGATACTCTGTAAACGACAGAATCATTGACAAATTGAACAGTTTCACTGAATCGACTGTAAAGGCCACGGTTTCCGAGACTGATCTTTTTGATGAAAACGGCAACATGAGAATGTATCGCCTTGGTCCAAATCTTGCAAAAGTCGGAACCGACATGGCTATCATGCTGGCTCCGGTTGGTCGCCTTCGTCAATTAGGCGAAACAGCGAAGCTGGGAAAATACGCAGACGAGGCCGCTGCTGTATCCTCTCAATTCATATTTACGTATGATGATTACAAGAAAGATGCTGTTGCTCATGGGATGTCAGATAAAGAAGCTTCTGCGTATGGATTAGCAGCAAGCGCAGCTACATCAATAATGGCCGCTCTGTCTCCAAACGAGGCTTTATTAAATCCAACAACAATCAAAGGATCGTTGCAGGATTTGGCGAAAAGATATGCCTCACAGGGAATGATATCTTTAACTAAAAAAGAAACATTCAATAAATTTATTTCCGAGGCAGTAAGTGTTATAGGAACCTCTTCAAAAGAGGCTCTAAAAGAAGCCGGTCAGGAGAATCTTGAATCAATTGCCGAAAAGGCTGTGAATATACTCGCTAACTCTTCAGCAAGAAGAGATCCGTCTTATAGAAAGATGGATGAGGAGATATCAAAAAGCGAATTCCTGTCAAACACCATTCTTTCTGTTGCTTTAACAGCCCCCGCCACAGCGATAGCCCAATCATCAAGCTCGTCAGCCATTACGGACGGGGCTACTCTTGAGTTGTTGAAAAATTACGACGAGTCTCAGAAAATTCTTTCCGAGATGAAAGATGGCGGGAAGTTGTCAAACGAAGCGTACAATAGAGTTTCAGCCACACTTGAAAGAACAAAAGAACTTTACGATAAAATTCCATCTAGTTACTCAGACGAATCAAAGTCTCGCGTCATCCCTTTACTAAGAGAAAAGGCGTCTCTCGACGAGTCTGTAAAAAGGCTTGATGAGAATTTCAAATTCAGAGACGAAGCTAAGTTATCAGAAGTAAACGCGCAGCTTAAGGCGTTCCAAGAGTTCGAAACTGCTGATCCTGTTAAAGAGGAAACAGAAAAAGTTGGCGAGAAGAAACCTGAGAATACAGAAAAGAAAGATAAGCCCGAAGAGCAGAAGGCCCCCGAGTTTGAATTTCTAACTGACAAAGAAATTGCTGACCTCAAAGATGGTTCTGAAGTGTCTTATGTTGAAGAGGGATCCATTAAGAAAGGAATCATCAGATACAAGCTGAATAACGGAACCTCAATGGTAGATTTCTCCGGCGGAAAAGGCAAGAACATGAAAATTGTTCGCGACAAAGCGCTAGTGAAAGAGCCTGTTGATTTAGGTCTTGAGGATGCAGAAGTAGAGGCTCTGAAAAAACAGGACGACTACGAACAACAAAAACAACAAACCTCATCGGTATTAAAGCCGGGTAATGAAGCCTGGAATCTTGCCGTTAAAAATAGATTAGGAAAGGTATTTAAAGGGACAGATGTTTCTTTTAATCAGGAAGAGTTCAATCAGGCCGCTCAGGCTTCTGAACATGAAAACGCTATTAATTCAAATGGTTTCTACGATCCGAAAACCAATAAAATATATCTCAATCCTTCGAAGGTTAAAAAGGACACCCCGGTTCATGAGTTCGGACACATATGGACCGATGTTCTTCTTGAAAAAAACCCAGGAGCATACGACAAGATGCTCGAACTTTCCAGGCAGTCAGATTTCTACAAGGAAGCGAAATCTAACCCAAACTATTCTCATTTATCAGATAATGATATAGCAGAAGAGTCGTTTGTGCAGGCTCTCGGAAAGAAAGGCGTAGACGTATTTTCTGACATGGCTAATCAAAATGCATTTACACAGGCCATGAAGGACATGTGGGATACTATTAAGAACGCATTTGGAATGAATGATTTTAAGTTCGACGAGAACACTTCGTTTACCAAATTCGTAGAACTTGCGGCGGAAGACCTGGCTAAAAATAAAGAGATCAAAACTTCAGAAAAGCAAGGTGATCAGAAGCAGCAGATCGAAAAAAGAGATCTTGTAGAGGAATCAGGACTGCGTAAGCAAATGACTGAAGACGACAAGGGTAATTATGTATTCTACCACTACTCGTCAAAAGAATTAAAGAAAATAGATCCAAATAAATTCGGATCAAACACACAAGCTACCGGAAGGGACGAACAGCCAGGGGTGAATATTTCAATGTACTATACCCGTCCTGATCTACAGGAGTCGAACGTCCCAAGTAATTACGGCCACATAGTCAGGATTCCGAAAGGAGAGGTTTATCCAATAAACAGAGACCCGCTTAATCTTTACGATGAAGCAAAGGCTATGTTTGAAAAAGACCATCCCGGAAAGGCATTTGATCCTAACAAGCAGGTAGGATATATATCCAAGCTTGCTGCGGAAAAAGGATTCAAAGTAACGGTTGCCGAGTGGAATATCGGAAAAACCAAAGCGCTAAGGGCTCAAACAACCGAGGCATTAAAAGCCGAACCATACAATAAAATGGTTGGCAACGTTGTAAAATACAGTAATGAGGAAAGCAGGAACTTTAAGCCAAACGCAAAACGCAAGGATATTAAATTCCAACACGACAACGAAATAGCAGACGTTGCAAGATCTTACGCTAATTCAAAAAGAATAAAAGATTACTCAATTCCCGAGACGGTTAAAGGCCTGGATAATGAGAATTCAAAGAAAATCGCCGATGCTTTTATAGCAATGAAGCATGATCCTCAGAATCCCGAGGTGAAGGCTGCTTATGAGGCAATGGCCACAGAAACCATTGATCAGTACAAAACACTAACAGGAGCTGGGTATAAGTTTGAAATATTCGAAGGCGAAGGCGAGCCTTACGCTGACAGCAAAGCGATGCTTAAGGACCTAAGAGATAATAAACATCTCTTTGTTTTATCCACTGATAAAGAATTCGGCAATAACAAGATTTCAGACTCTCAGCGCGATGAGAATCCGTTATTGAGAGATTCAGGTCACAAGGATATTAATGGCAAGCCACTGCTTGTTAATGATGTGTTTCGCGGAGTTCACGACGCTTTCGGTCATGGCAAACTTGGCAATGGATTTGGGCCGATAGGCGAGGAAAATGCATGGAACGTGCATTCGAAAATGTACTCAGAATCAGCCAGGAGGGCCATGACGACTGAAACTCGTGGCCAAAACTCTTTCGTAAACTTCGGTCCTCACATGAGGAATTCAGAAGGGGCTATTATCAAGAAGGGCGAGGAAGGTTATCTTGATGCAAAAAACCGCCCTTTCGCTGAACAGAAAATTGGGCTATTACCTGATTGGGTTGTTCAAGGAAAGAAGTCTTACGAAAACTCTCTTACTCCGGCGGAAAAAACCATCCAGGATAAAATGCAAAAAGACCTGGAAGAGAATTACGAGGAAAGAAAGACAGAGTATCTCAAAAAGAATGGAAACATTTTTGACACCGATCGTGCGCGTGTGTTTTCTCCCGAGTACAACAACAATCCGGAACTTCTTTCAAATGCAACTCAGATACCAGCAAGGGAATTTGTAAGCAAAATGTACAAGGAAGAGCTTCAGAAAGAGGCTCCTGAAGGAAAGACTAATTCAGTTATATTCACTGCAGGTGGATCCGGTGTAGGGAAGTCTCGCGCTGCCGAGAACATGAAATTAAACAACCAAATCACGGTTGACACAAATTTATCAAACTTCCCTCGTGCCGTAGCCGACATCCAAGAAGCCATCGATCACGGTAAGCGTGTTGATATTATGTTCACATTTCGTGATCCGGTAAATTCATTCACCAGCAAAGAGGGTGGGGTTATTGAAAGAGCAAAAAAGGTCGGCAGAACAGTGCCTTATGATATTGCTACTGAGATAAATAGGAAGGCCCTTAAGACTATTATAGAACTTTCTGAACACTTCAAGGACAATAAAAACGTATCCTTCCATTATTTTAACAACAATTTTAAGAAGGGTGAACCGAAACCTATTTCATTAGAAGACGTAAAAAAGATAAAAGTAGACTTCGAAAAGGCGAAGGAGAACATTAAAAATGAAATCGAACGACAATACAAATCAGGAGAACTCGAAAAAGGATCAAAATTCCCAGTCGAAAGCCTCTACGCAGGACTCATCGGAGACAGTAAACGGCTTCAAGAATTTATCGGAAGCGGAGGAGTGGAGCAAGAAGGCGGGAGAGGCGTATCTGAAAGGTCTTCAGGAGATGAAAAACGAGGAAAATTCCAATTTGACCCCGAGTCAGAATCAGGAAGAAAAGTCAGAGAAACAGTAGCCAAAAAATTAGAGGAAGGCGCCTCAGAAGAAGACGTCGTTAAATACTTTAAACGAAAAGGTCTTTCCGACAAAATGATAGCCGACATTATGAAGTCGGCAAAAAAGCCTGTTCAGGAAAAACAAAAGTTCATGACTAATGAACAGGGCTCAAAAACTGAACAAAAAACCCAGGAACAACAAATCAAGGAGGAGGAGAACCGTCAATCAAAGATGGTTAGACATTCCGTTGAGACTAAAGACAAAATTATCGCTATCGATCGTATTCCGGTCGAAGACAGGGTAAGAGCGGTTATTGAGAGGGTATTCAATAATGACGACGCTCCAAGAACACTCATTGCCGCTATCACTAAAAGGTTTGGTGGAGATTACAACAAAGCCCTCAATTCAAAAAGATACTCTCAAGAAGAGGCCAGGGGGCTTGGTGCCGAAATAGTGAACGCATTCGAGAACATTAGCGATGCCGTTAAATTCGCCATGAGTAATGGAGACAAGATGGATGGAGACATTCAAGCTGCCATACTCGACAACGCCTTATCTGCTGCATATTCATTAGAGCAGAAGGGTATAGACCCCGAGTTGAATAAAAACCTACAGGCTGAGATTATAGACAATATTGCTAGTCTCGGAGAACAATCCGGAAGAAGGATCTCTTACTACAACTTCATGTATAAGATGAATCCTCAAATATTTGCTGAAAAGCAAGTTGCTGCCATAGCGAATGTTCAGTCCAAAATACTGGAGAAAAAACTTGGCACAGCCAGCGAATCAGCATCTCAGAGAATAAATAAATTCGCGTCCGAAGCTAAAAGCGTAGTTGATGATGCTAAATCAAAAGCCTCATCAAAAGCCGCAAACTCGGCGTACTCACAACCAAAATACAATGGTCCAGTTGGCACCAAATCAAGCAAAGACCTTAATGCAATTCGCGAAAAGCGAAACTCAAAACTAGAGGAATTAAAAAAGAAGTTCGGTAAAAACAAGCCGGGGGAAAAGTTCTCGTTTGAAGAACCTAATTCAACTCCGATTGATGCCGAAAAACTAAAATCAATACAAGAGGTTGGTGAGACTTTCATTGATGAGGGATACTTGACGTATAATCAATGGTCAAGGAAAATGCAATCCGCTCTACAATCCGCCGGTGTCGAAGTATACGGGAAGGAACTTCAGGAGGCGTGGGGAAACCTTAACAATAAGGTATCACAGGCCATCAAAGAAGCATATAAGAATGCGTCTCCAAGGGAGGTTGATTCCCTTATCGCATCTCAGGCTAAAGACAAGGTAAAAGAACAATCCGACGCAATAAGATCCATTCTCGCCGACAGCAACACATCTCAGGAGTCTAAGGATAAGATCAAAAAAAGATTAATATCAGAGCTTGGTTTAACCAACGGGTACGCTCAACACATAGTTGACACCTTTAGTTCGGAATTTGAAAACCAGGCCCGGAAACAAGTAAGATCCAAATTAAAGTCCATTAAAAATAAGGGGTTAATCTCTACAATAAAAAAGAATAATAAGGTCGCTGAAGACAGAATCGTAAATGATGTCTTAAACGGAACTTTCGAGGGGGAAAAGCTAAAACCAGCCTTCATGGAAGCGATCGGACTCAAGGAAGCTGACACCGCTGCTCAGGATAGAATAAGGGAATTATCTATAAAGGTTGCATCTCAGACTGAAAATTCAGTCATGAAAGACAAAGCGATGAGAGACTTGTATAATGAGATGCGTAAATACACACCTACCGGATCATGGGAGCTCGGCACGGATATTTACTATAACTCGATCCTTTCAGGATACGAAACTCATCTGAAAAACTTTGTTTTATTCAACGCGATTCAAACATATCTCAATAAACCTGTTCAGATGATGCTTCAGAAGGGCGGCTTAAAGTCGGGTGCTGCTTACGCCTCGTACACTAAGAATGTCGCTAACTTCATGTTAAATGAAGCAAAGGGAGTGATGCTTACAGGAACGAACGCATTCACCGGGAAGCCGGTAGCTCAATCATCCCTTGAGCAACTTTCAAAATCCGACAGCTTCCTTGGTAAAACACTATACAGGTACGCGTACCTGCCAACAAGGGCGTTGTCTGCTGAAGACGCTTTCGGAACAGTTGGATTAACCGAGTCTAAAGCAAAACAAATCCTATACAACAAAAGAGTTAAGGCCCTGCAAGACATGGGCGAAAAAGTAGTTCATGATCAAGTAATGGAGTCGGTTAACAAAGATCTTGGCTACACTAAAGAATCGATTGATGCGGCTACTGCGAAAGCAGAAGAGTCTCTAAAAAACTATTACGGCGAAGATTTCGATCTTCAGGCAGAATTGTCGGGCAAGGATGCTAAAAGAAGGAATACAATAAAGGCGGAATACCAAAGAGAGATATATCGTCAAATAGTAAACCAAAGAGATGGAGAGGTGATGTCCGAAGCTATTGAATGGTCTAAAGAGGCCCTTCTTCAGAACGATCCTACCGGAACAATGGGAAGGTTTTACCAGGGTATACAAGGATTCTTAAATAAAGTTCCAGCTACCCGGGTGTTTATTCCGTTCTTGAAGGTTCCTATGAATGTGGCCAATAACCTTATTCAGAATGCACCGATCCTGAACCTGGTAAGAATAGCATCCCCGCTAATTCATGGCGGATACGGAGTTCGTGGCCAATTTGGTGGCGGAGAGAAGATGACACGAGATCAATACATGAGCCACGTACAAAGCGCCATCACTCATACCGCGATAACTGCCGCTCTTATTGCCCTCCAGGAGGGTCTAAGAGATGATGACGATAAGCCATTCTTCTATATAACCGGAAAGAACGGAAAGAGCTACACTGACGCAATGGCTCGCGAGCAGGCTGGATACGATCAACCATACACCGTGTACGTTGGCGGAGTTCCACTTCTTAAATATCAGTACACACCATGGATGACCATCTTCGCTATCCCGGGACTACTTAATGACCTGAGAATAGAGAATAACGGAAGTATACCTGAAGACATGGGAGCCTCCGTGACCTCAAACGTATTTATAAACTACCTGGGACTCGTTAACGATCAGGCCTCCATGAAGGGTGTAAATGAGGTTTTAAAGGCAGTTGAAGAGGGGTACGATGAAATGATCAAAGGCGGTGGAGATAAGGGCGGGAAATTTAACGAATTCGTTAGTAAAAAATCAGCTCAAATAGCTAAAACCCTACTCGTACCAAACATTGCAACACAAACAAACACCGACATCAAAGCACTCTTCGATCAGGACAGGATAGCCTCTACGTCATTTATGGACGATGTGATTAAAGACATGCCTATAGTAGACGTAGTTTCTCAGCAATTCTACGGTAATGAGTCCAAGATAGACGTGCTTGGTCGTCCAATAAAAGAGAAGTTCGGTATAGCCGGATATCAGAAAACAGGAGATGACGAGTATTACAAAATGTTTGTAGACAAACACTATCTGCCATTTGGTTACAACAAGCGGAAGATAAAGGTTAACATTCACGACGATGGCGGAGTAAGGATCGAAACGATTCCCCTGGACGCCAAACAAAGATACGACGCCAATAAGATGCGCGGCTCAATGCTTCTTGATTACATGGAGAACAATTTCGAGAGACTGTCCGAGATGACTGATTCAGAATTTGAATCCACCATTAAGTCCAAGATCTCCAATTTTGATAAAAAGGTGGAAAAACAACTATTCTCGGATCTCGAAACAGTGGACGAGTAGTCCATTTTGATTTCTCGCCTATTTTCTTAAATTTGTAATATGTCTCAAACTGTTAAGCCAAAAGTTTCCATTACCGAAGATTCGGAAGGATTCATAGCTTATGACTGCACCGGCACACACTCTTCATCGAATACCGGTGGTTTTGGTATAAAGAATCCAGCTATTGGTGATTTTGACAAAGCTACGTTATTAGCAACAACTCCTGACGGATTAACCACTTACGAAATCAATATGACCGGCGACATGCCGCGTACAGACGGGGTTGGTTACTTGGTCAGAAGTTTCATGGTTGGCGGCGTTGTTATTCCTGGAGTTTGGACGTTCCAATATATCCTGGAAATCGGCGGAAAACAGTACAAATCAGCCAAGACTCAAAAACTACTTAGCAGACTTGCTGAGTGTTGTGTTGAAAAACTGAGAAACAAAGTAGACATTAAACTCCTGCTTCAGGGAGACGAGTATCAAAGAAAGATCGCCCTTTTGTCAGCCGCTATGGAAATGACTAAGATCGCCGGAGATTGCGGACGTTTCAAAGAAGCCCAAAAATCCATTGAGACAATATACGCTCAATGTAAGTGTGATTGTTGTTTTTAAATTCCCAATAAAGCATGTGTACCAGTTGCGGTGTAGATAATTGTAAGTGTGTCAAAATAATTGACAGACAAGGTATTAGAGGTCCTCAAGGCCCTAAAGGTCCTCAAGGACCAATTGGCCCCGCTGGCCCTGCCGGAGCCGCTGGCCCTGCTGGTGCCGAAGGTCCTGCCGGTCCTGCTGGCCCTGAAGGTCCTGCCGGTCCTCAAGGCCCTGCCGGAACAACCGCTATAACGGTTGAGAATGGTAGTTTCTTTGAGTTTCCGCAAGACATATCAGTAGCCTACGACCTTTTAATCCATGGAGTAAACGGCGAGACCATCTCTGCCATCATTACTCTTGAGATAGATATTGATACCGCTGGTGAATTAACCTGGTCGTTTGTAGATCAAGCAGGCGGAGCATACGTGTTCAGCGCCGGGACTTCGTGGAAAACTCAATTACAAGTCGGGAAGAATACAGTTACCGTAATGGTCCCTGATGAAACCCCTCTTGCCGGTCCAGCTACCGAATTAAACTTAAGATTAATCGCTACCGGAACAAATCCAACGCTGAATGCCTGGATGTTCCATAAATTCAAATACTAATGAGCAACAATAATTGCGGCTGCACAAGCGCATCATCAAGTTCAGTTGAAGATTCGGTTATCACACTACAGGAAACTGTAGACAACTTAACCAGTTTCTTGGCTCCTTTTATCAACCGTCACCCTATCCTTTTTATTGAGGATGCAAGTGACATCGCTTTATTTGATTACGCTACAGGTAAGGGATCAGGCGACTACGCGCTATACGCTGTTTGTGATGGACAGTCTCACGTCAACTCTAAGGGAGTAACGATTACTACCCCAAACCTTGTAGATAGGTTTATTGTTGGTTCAGGGAATCTCTACAATACAGGTGACACCGGCGGAACAGCGTCAGAAACGCTTTCCATCAATCAGATCCCGGCTCACTCGCACCCATTAACAGATCCTGGTCACGATCATAACGTCGTTGATCCGGGACACACGCACGGAATAACAGATCCAACCCACACTCACGCATCAAGCTCTACAGATAACCACACTCACGCTTTCACTACAAACACAACCGGTAATCACAGTCACCCAATACCTGATCTTCCGAACTCGTTTGAGGCCAGCGGAGCAAGTCCTGACTCATTTGCAGCGGCAAGTCCTGTTGCTTATTCAGGTTCAGGGGTAGCCGGTGATCACTTCCATACAGGAACCACAAATCCTCCAACCAATCCAGCTACTGTTTCGGTAGATGCTGCGGCAACAGGAGTTTCTGCCCAATCTGCTTTTACCGGCGCAACCGTAGCAAGCGAAGCTACAGGAATAACAATGGCCAACTCGGGCGGCGGATTGTCACACAACAACCTACCTCCTTATTACGCTGGAGTATTTATTAAGCTCATAGGTTAATGATCAGCCAAAAGCTAATATGCACATATCAAAACTGCCTTGTCGACTACCTTAGTGGATGGATCGATAAGCTTAACTTCGGAGAAAACAACGAAACCGAAGACCTTAAGCTTTTATCGATGTATCAACTCTACAGTGCGCTTGCAAATTATGATTTTCATCCTAAGAAAAAGGTGCAGGTAGCCTCGGTGATTGTCAGTGAATCGGACATTTTGAACTTTGACTGCAAATCATTAAATTTATACAAAACAAAATGTATTGAAATCGATCCGGAAGAGGCAAACTGCCTGAGTCCTGACGAGATCTGCCAACTAAGGGAACAACTTTCAATACTTTGTGAAAACTGCAATTGCGACTGCTAACTTTATTTAAAAAATGGCTTATACCAATCAACAAGAATACGCGAAATACCTCGCTCTAACATCTTCAAGTTCAGAATGTTCTGATTGCGAAGACTGTAATTCAGGATGCGGTTCTACTTCAGAATGTAGCTGCTGCCCTCCGGGTTTAGTGGAAGTTAAGGACCAAGAGGGAAACTCACTTGGCTGTCTTACTCCAAACGACGCAGAACTTTATAAGAAAAACACTATCGTCTGCCCCGACGGATACATTAAAGTATTCACGGTAGCTGATGTTTTTCTTGGTTGTCTTACACCGGCAGAGTACGCAACGTATTTATCATCAATCGTAGTTTAATTAAGATATGCCTGACATCATAGTAAGCTCGAAAAATCCGAGCTCAATCGTAACACCAGCCGCCGGAACAGTAGAACTGTTCAGGGATTCGACCAACAACAACCATCTATCCTATATGGATTCAGATCGTGACATTGTTGACTTAGAAGCTCGGGCTACATCATCAACTTCAACAACCGCTACTGAATGCTGTTCTTGTGAAATAGTAGAAAACTACTGGAAGCAAGTAATGTGCGCGGTAAACAAAGGGTTAATAGATGCAACGCAACTTCAGGCCCTAATAAGCCTCGGATTCAATTCTACTAACGTAGAGACTGATGACGGAGAAGGAAATACATCTTGCTCGGTTAACAGCGGACCAAGAAACATCAACGTAACCTCGTTATCAATTGATGGTGCTGGAACCCGTAACATGGCTCCAGCCGCAACCCTTCAGTTAACAGCTACGCTTCTGCCTGCAAACGCAAGCAACCTTGGCGTAACTTGGGAATCAAACGACCTTGCTGTAGCTACAGTAAACGCGACAGGACTTGTAACATCAATCGTTCCAGGATTCGTTGTAATCAAAGCGATTTCAATTTCAGATCCTTCAATTTTTGACACAGTAGAAATCACAGTAGCGTAATGTCTGAGCAGGAGAAGGAAGACATAAAGGAGATCAAAAGATCCTTGACTCGAATAGAAATGGCGGTACTCGGCGACGAGGAAGCTGGCACTACCGGGCTGGTTAAGAGAATGAAAACTCTCGAAGACTACAAGGAGGCTGATCAGAAATTCAAGCACAAGGTTGCTGGCGGCATAGCCGTCGGCACACCGGTGCTGGTAGTTGCCTGGTCTTGGATAAAAACACACGTATTCGGACTTTAATGAATCAGTTAAGAATAAAAGTACTTGAAATTGCAAAGGCCCAGGTTGGAATTAAAGAATCTCCGGCAGGAAGCAACAAAGTAAAGTACAATACCTGGTTCTACGGAAAAGAAGTTTCAGGAGCTGAATACCCATGGTGCGGAACATCTGTTTCCTGGATATTTGATCAAGCTGAAATAAATCTTGGAAAAGTAGGCTTCTTAAGAGGCTTCGCTGGCTGCCCATACGCTGTAGCCAATGTAAAGAAATGGGGACGAATCGTCACCGTACCTCTTCCTGGAGACGTAACCTTCTATGATTGGAATGGCGACGGAAGGTTTGATCACACCGGAATCTTCGATAAGGATCTTGGCGGCGGAAAATTCGCAGCCTATGAAGGAAACACCGCTATAGGAAATGATTCAAATGGCGGAGAATTCATGTACAGGGACGATCGTAAATATAAGAATGCAATTTTTGTTCGTCCAAACGTTTATAAAGATTAAAAATTATGTCACAACTTATTTCTCTTACAGCGACACAAAGAAAAGTTCAAGGCCGTAACGAATGGCAAGACTTCTCTTCAACAATAGGATTCGACGTCGATGACATCGTAAGCCCTATTCGTCGTGATACAGTATTAAACAGATCTTACTTCACCGCGAATCCATTAAAAGATTCAGACGGTGGATCTAAAAATAGTGTTAAGGTAGATTACCGCGTAACAGACACCCTTGCGGTGATCTCGGGAAAATCTCCAGGACTTATAAACGTAACTGTTACAAAGATTGACGGGGTTGCGTTGGCGACTTCAGAAAACTATGTCTTTGTAGCGAGCAGGATTTCAGAAAACCTCGTACCAACTGCAGGCGGAACCGAATTCATGTATTTGGAAGATGGTCTTTCTCGCCCGGTTAAATACGAAGTATCAAACAGTATTGCAAATATCGTTGCTCAAACAAATTTAGTTTCTGCGCTTTTCGGAGCGAATAACGGACTGAGTGTTGCGGCTGGATTTGTTCAGCTTGGTGGCGTTTTGGTTCAAAATACAACTCTTGACTTCGGTGCTTTTAACTTAACGTTTGATAACGTTCCTGCCGGTGTTGCCGGTGACGATCGTCTTGTTATTGATGCTACCGGAAAGATCAAAAAAGTAGCCGCTTCTGCTGCTGGATTTTGGACTTTGGGCGGTAACGCCGGAACAACTCCAGGTGTAAATTTCATCGGAACAACTGATCTCAATTCTTTTTACGTTAAAACAGACAATACCACAAGGGCGATCTTCAGTGCGACTGGTCAATTATTCTTAGGTGCCGCCCCTAACTTAGCATACCCTGGTATCATTGTTACTGACGGGTATATTACTATCGGCGGAGACGTTGATCCATCACTGGCAAGTAACGGACTCGTTTTGGGTCAGAAATCTACATACAAGTGGATTCAGTCGTTCGATGGTCTCAATTTAATGATCAATCCATTAGGCAACCTTGTTGGTCTCGGCCAAGCTGTAGCGACAGCAGCCCTGGATTTAGTTGCATCAAACATTTCAAGAGCATCTTTAAGAATACGCGAAGGGGTTGCTCCGGCAGCGCCGAACAACGGAGATATATGGCTTGACGGAGCTGACTTTAAAGCACAGGTTGGCGGAGTAACCAAAACCTTCACTCTAGTTTAATAAACAATGTCACAACTAATATCATTAACCGCTACTGAACGACAGTTCCAGGGCAGGTTAGAGTGGCAATCATTTGCCTCAACCTTCGCTCTAGATGTTGATGATATTGTTGTTCCAATAAGAAACGACGGAACCTCTTCCATAATTGTATCAAATCAATTAAAAGGATCGGTCCGCCAGGTTACGAATAGCCTAAAGGTTACTTACAAGGTATCCGATAGTTTAAATTCGATCGCGGGAAAATCAGACATGCTCTTAAATCTTACTGTAATAAGTAAGAACGGAGTATCATCTACACCTGAATCGTATCTTTTCGTATCAAGTCGTATCAGTGAGAATTTAGTTCCAACAGCGAGCGGGACCAAGTTTCGTTATGTTGAGGACGGAGACACTTCAACCGTAGAGTATGAGGTGTCTCAAACTATTGCACAAATCATCGCCCAGTCAGCGTCACTTGCTAACCGGGTAACATTACTTGAAAACAATGAGTACAAGATTACGTATTTCGAAATTGTCTCAGGAGCAGGCGGTACCGTTACATTGCCACTTGGGGCTACCATCAATCAAGACGAGTTCGGAAACAACGCAAATGCCGTTCTTTCGACGCTTGATGTACAAAATAAGCCGACCTTTATATCTCCTAAGACTGCGCTTGGGAATGTGGTTACTGCGTCCCTTAATCCGACAACAGGCGTTTGGGCAGCGACAGGAGCCTACACAGACCCTCAAGTAGCGATACTTTACTCCATCAAAATCAAAGCCATCGATTATCCTAATGTTAATTACGGAAACATCGTTGAGTCTGTTGAGCTTGATAGGGGAAGGTCTTATATCACACCGCTCGTATTCTCTTCGGCGAAGAACGAAGTATCAATACAACAAGCCACTGGAGCCCAGGACGGATATTTAAGTTCTGCCGACTGGACCACATTCAATAACAAGGAGAATGCTATTGCTGCCGGGCTAATAACTCAGTACTGGAGGGGCGATAAAACATGGCAAACTCTCGACACTTCTGCAGTACCTGAAAACGGAAACCTATACTTCACGAATGCCAGGGCAATAACCGCATTAACCGGGCAGAACATATCAATCTTTGTAAACGACTCAGGATTTATTACAGCAAGCTCTGTAGATGTTCTGACAAACAAGACCTGGCAGGGAAATTCTATTTCCACAACTTATACAGACGCTAAAATAAAAGGTTCTATTGGCGCAACAGCCGGGCTTATACCGTTTGGCACAGGCGTGGCTGATACTGTTACATCTGCTGCTTCTTTTAAATATGATTCAGCTAACTCAAGAGTAACAATAGGTAGCGGTGCGGCTCCCGTAGTAAACAGAAACATTAACATTAGTGATAATGCAACAAGTGTTGGTTTGATTGCTAAAAATGTACTTACAACCGGAGCTGTTGGTTTTACCTGTGAACAAAACTCAACAATTGCAAGTTTTGCAGTATACGGTTCTGCTTTTCCTGGCGTTTTCTCCGGAACCTCTATAAATCTAGCCTCTTTATCTCAGTTTGGAACTTCTAATGCGGCATCAGCTTTATTGTTAGCTGGTACACCTATTTATGGTGTGGTTGGAACAACCTCTACAAATTACGGTTACAGGCTTGATGCAACTGGTTTTAGAGTTGGTCAAATATCAACAGTACACACCGCCAATACCGTACTATTCCAGGCTGGTACAAACCTACTTTGGAATGATGCTAGATTAAATATAGGAGCGTCTACCGGAGTAACCCAGGCAACAAAACTTCACATTGTAGCTACAGGTGGTGGCGCGATCTCAACAGTTTCAGCAACAAATCCGTTTGCCATCGTTGGATCAGACAACAGCACCTCATCCATATCAATGGAACTAAAGAATACGAGTACCGGAACAAGTGCCGGGGCCATTTACTACATGACGGCAGATACTGCCATTGGTATATTCGGCGCATTCTCTTCAGCTCATACGGCTGTGCCTACAGCTACTAACAAAGTCGCCCTTTACGCTTTATCAGGTGGTGGATGCTTGGTTGGAACAAGGAACGCCACATCGTTCGAGATCTTAACCAATGACTCCATCAAAGGAACCGTAACATCGGATGGTAACTTCGGATTTAACGGTACTTCGTTCGGATCCGGCGTTAAAGTGTTATTCATAGCCAACGGTACAGCACCAAGCGCGAATCCCACAGGTGGTGGAATTTTATACGTGGAAGCCGGGGCCTTAAAATACAGAGGTTCATCAGGAACCATTACGGTGATCGCAAACGCCTAATTTGCATAGATAAAAATATCTTTATATATTAGGAAAAAGACCAAAGAAACATGAAAAAGACGTATCAAGAAATCTTCGATTTTATCGAACCTGCTTACAATCACGTTCATAAAGAAGAAAACAAGAACACGAAAATGGCTTACTCGATTAAAAAAATGATCGGTGATGCCAAATTCAAAAAACCAGGTAGGCTTACGGACGCGATCTCTAAGTACTACGAAAAACTGGAAGACATTGCAAACGAACTTGCCTCTACGGACGAAAAAAAGAATATTATTATCGATCCAAATGGCAACAAGGTTTACACAGCCGAAAAGCTGAAGCAAAAAAGAGATCAGGAAAAACAGTTACTTAAAGAAGAGGTTGAATTTGAACCTTACTTTTCAACTGAGATCCCTGAGCTGACAGAAGTAGAACAACACTTTTTCTCGGGGTTTGTGATTCCGGAAAAAGCCGAAGAATAATATGAAAAAATACAGAGTACATTGGTCAATCTTTAACTTAACCTCTTCCACTCAAGAAGAGGTCGTTAAGCTTCAAATGGTTTGGGCCGGACTGGCAACCGTGATCACAGGTTCGACATTCGTAATGTCTGACGATCGTCATACGCTCGCCGCCGCAATACTGTCATTTGTTGTTGATAAGATTGTCCTCGGCTGCCTTTATTTAGAGCCAAAAGATGAAAAATAAAATCAAGAACGTAATAATCGTTATTACTGTTGGACTTTTAATGTTGGCGGCCTGGGCTCTTTTTTGGCCAAAACCCAATCCTGACAAAATCGCGGCGGAAACATCCCGCTATTTTACCGACTCCACAAAACAAGAAACAGTTAAAGGAATCGACATCGCTTCGGTACACCAAGCTCTCCTGGAAACTCAAGAGCAGATGAAAAGCTTGATCGCGCAAAACGACACCCTTAAGAAACTTGTAAAAGAATTCAAAAAGGTAAACTCCGTCACAACATTTCACAATTATACGAATATACGTGACAGCGTAAAGATCAAAGACGGTCAAATCCCATGCGACTTTAAGCCATTCCTGCTCACAAAAGAGACCCCTCACTATCGAATTGACCTGAAGGTATCCAAAGACCAGGTGACGTTCGAAAGTATCGCTATAAACGATAAAATAAGCCTAATAGAGGGTAAACGAAAGACCGGCTTATTCAAAAGCGAACAGCAGGCCATTATATCGCATTCCAATCCATACGTGAAAACAGATCAGATTCAAAGTTTAACGATAAAGGAGAAGAAAAAGTGGTGGGAGAGGCCCGACACCTGGTTTGCGATCGGAGTGATTGCCGCCGAGGGAACAAGGCAGGCCATAAGGGTATTTGTCAAATAAAAAAAGTTTTATATATTTAAGTTATGATCGTCCAATTAACAGGTAACTCAATAGAGGTCAACTCAGGTGTGGCTGGTGCAATTTCAGAATTCTATCCAGTGGCTGACGTGGCCCAGGTTTATGGTCAATATTTGCCGGTAATGAATTATCCGGATAACTATCCATATCCTACCATGACAGAGGTTGCAATATACTTCACTGACAAGACTCAGAGTCCTTTAAAGTTTGATCTTCAGAAAATAACCGGCGGCGCCCTAGCTGCTTTAACCGGCGGTACTCCTGTAGACTTAAATGCCGCCCTGGTGATTATCAATGGATGGTTATAAAGAAATTAGTGGCTATTAGTTTAAAAAGAAAAACCCGGCTAATAACCGGGTTTTTTGTTTATTGAACTTGACACTTTAGAACAGGATTTCTCTTAGACTGTGCACTGTTTGTCTAAAGATATAATCCTTTGCTTTTTGCTCAACCGGCAATTCGCTGTATGGAACGAAACAAGGATGTTCCTTCTTTTCAACATCTTTTGTAGGGCCATAGCTCCATCCTTCTTCCTTTTTTTGCTTCAACCAACTCTCGTGAGAGTTTTCAGGTGTAGCTTCAGGATGTCCAAGATGGAATATTACTCCGTTGATTGCAGATGTTTTTTGCCATTCAGGCGCTTCTTCCCAAGTCGGCTGACTATCGTCACCGAGAGAAAGACAGTAGGCACGATTTAACTCGTGCGCTACTTTTGCGATTTGTACGTGTTTCTTATTCGTCATTTAAGATTAAAATGGAAGATCGTCAGTATCCTCACCGCTCACCTCATCAACATTCATCTTAGCTCCTTTTACCGGAGCAGGTTTCGCTGGGGTTGATTCAGGAACAGATTTTGATTGTTGAGCTTCTGAGGCCACATTCGGAACCGGAGCACCGCCCTGGTAAACGTCTTTGGAATTGTATTTCACATCCCATGCGTTAAAGGTTGCGCCTTTCTGACCTTCCTTCTTGTCCTTTTTTAGCTTGGTTCCAAGCCACTCAAGTTTCACAAGGATGTTCATCGATGGAACTTTATCCAATTCCTTTGCAAGAACCGTATCCAGCCACACATCTTTTTTGGTTCCGGTTGATTTCTCAACCACAGTGATCACAGAAGAATTGTACTGACCAATTCCATCGCGCTTGTCGATATAATACCCTACAAGGATATCTTTCTCCGCGTGATTTGGTTGTTTGGTAGCATCATATACTCGCTCGGCTGGCGCGTACATAATTCCTTCATCGTCTTGTTTTGGATTCCAGCTACTGCCTGATCCTTTTGTTGATTCCCACTCATCATCCTGAGAAGTGGTAGCCGCTGTTTGTTTCGCGTTACTCATAGTTGTTTTTTGGTTTTTATATTTTGTTCGAAGTTACGATAAATTCTTTTAGTCTCATCCTCAGAGCGTAAACTTTTTTTCAACTTGTTTTTAACTTTTGTGGCATCCCTTAACTCCCTGATCTCACCTTCCAGCTCCGGAATCATTCTTATTCTAAGGTCAGCAAGGGCATTCAGTATATCTATACAAGTCTGCTTGTGATTCTCGCTCTCTATGATCACGACCTTCGGCGCGATCTCATGAAGTTTCTTTATCAGAGCCTTGTACTTCGTTGTGAAGTCCCTCTGACGAGTCAGAAGTAATTCTGAGTCTCTTAATTCCTGTTCTAATGACTTCGTTTGCCTCATTTGGATCGAATGAATTATTCAAATATAGGGTGTATTTGAGATCTAATCCGTAAAGTTTTAAAAAGTTTTTAAACTGCGTGACATTTAAGATACGACTCATCGTCACACCGTTCGGGTGCGGATTATTCAAATAATGTTTGTAAAATTTCTGATAGTCAATGTTAAGTGAATTGCAGGCTTTGACGGCGGAAATATCAGAATACTTTCTGAGATTGTCTATAAGCGCCTTCCGGATATCGAATGACTCGAAGATCCCATATTCATTAGCTTGTAATTTGATCGACATTACCTAATCTCTTTGTAAGACTCTCGAGGCTCTCATTGACCTGGATATTAACCAGCGGAATACCTCTCACGTTCTCAACGGTCACAAGGGTGATATCTCCAGTAATGGATTCATCCTTATCATTCTTATGCCATCTGCGGATACGCTTAACGTCTGCTTTACGAATAACGTCATCCTCGATGTTGATGATCTGACCGTCTCGTCTTACTATTTTTTTAATCCATATAAGGGGAAGTTCTTGACTCATAATCTTGTAGGTAAAACCTCAAGTTACGAATTTTTCCCGAAATACTTATTAACAGTATTTTGAAACTCCTCAAAGGACCAAACAACCTCAGTATACCATCCGGCCACTGCCAATTGGTGCTGAAAGTTCTTTTGGTGTTCTGTAACCTTCCCGCCCGGAATCTTAAGCTCTATAGCAAGACCCGACATAGGAACAACCAACTTACCGGGATGAAAGATAAGAATATCCGGGCATCCTGGACGAGTACCCATGGCCTTTAGTTTGACAGCCTCGAGTAAGTGACGAGATCCTCCGTTAGGACTATGATGAAGGAGTACGTCCCGGTACTGAATCTCAAACCATCTTACGCATAGTTTCTGAAGATCGTCCTCTGATAGGTCTGATTTAGGCCTCTTGACCCTTGTTTTTTTGACCTTGCCGTCCTTCTCGGTGAATGCCGTTAGGGACATATGGGTTTGTTTGTATTTACTCATAAAGTGATTTTATTGCTCGTTGATAATATTCATATGAACCCTGATATCCAGGTCCGGGCCTCGCCTCACGATCTCTTAGTAATTCAAGAATATATTCCGTGATGTCTACGGCATCCTGTTCTGTAACGAGCATCCCGTCAATGTCTTTAAAAATCTTGTCGGCAAATGACTTTGGTGATGTTGGATCGTTAAAACTCATAATCTGATAGTTGTTTATCTGATGTTTTTAATTTAAGGTCCTTAACCTCGATGATTTTTGTAATGATATCCAGGGCTCCTCTCTTGTCGTTTAGCCTCAAGCAGAACACTCCCTTGTGGAACTCAGGCTCTAGATCATCGTCGACAGACTGAATCTCAAGAAGAGAAGTTGAGAAGTATGCATCGAAGTTAGCCGTTACTTTAATACCGCCACGAACGTATTCTCCAGTATCTCGAACAGTCTTTTTAATACCGGACTTCATGTGGATCAGAACAATCACAAGGACATTTGCTTCTTTGGCAAGTTCCTTAAGTTCCATTGCGTTCTGAATAGCTGAAGGGATTTCTTCTCCCTTACATTGGTGCATTTGAGACAACCCATCCACTATCACATATCCGATATCGAGTCCTTCGTGCCTTAGTTTCTTAATAAGATCATGAATACCATCCCTTGTGAAACCAAGTCCCGAGTGCACATATAGGTTCTTGCCCACGGCGCTCTTAAGACTCTCCATGGCTGTTTTGTAGGTCTCTGTAGGGATCTTTTCCTTCTTTCCAAGGTAGTAGTCGAAATCCACTCCGGAATCGATTTTAACGGCTCTTTTGATGAATTGACCCGTAGACATCTCTCCGTTGATATAGATGCCAGGAAGGCCTGCTTTGGCGTTCTTGTAGGCCATATTCTGAACGAACACAGACTTAAAGGTCTTCTCGCGTCCAATCACACCAATAACGTTACCTCTTGAGAATAATCCCGGAACCTGTTCATCGTATTCCTCATCAATTCCCGAAGAGAAGTCCGATGGTTGAGATAGCATAGCTTCTATGCCCATTCCGAGGTCGAATATTGTTTCCGCCTTTATGGGATTAATATTCAGTAATTCATTGTTCTTAAATTCCTGCTGGGCCTCATTGATCAGGTATTCAACTACCGCACTGATTCCTTCAGACTCGATAATCTCCTGATCGAAAAAGTTCCTATACACCTGGATCCAAACTTCGGCCTGTGGCTTAATAACGTCAACAGGGAACCGGTTCTCGAAAAGCCTCATGATGATGCGACGAATACTCTTCTCGACATCTCCGTGCTTATACGGCCTCTCCTCGTATGGTTTAAGATCATCTCCGTTCCAGTTTTTAAGCTGGACAGAATTAAACTGTTGAGCATTGTGCTTATAGGCAGACTCAATTGACTGCAGCCATTTACGATCGGGAGTTATGTAATTTGCATCGATAAGTTCGACACAGGTCTGCATTGGAACTCCCAGTCTATTAAGTGAGCAGGCAAGATTGTGCAGGTACTTATTCTTTTGGCCGTCCTCATACATGAAGATCCGCTCCACCCATTTCTTGGCGGTCCTGAAACAACGATCAACATCGGCATTGAATATTTCTGTATTCGTGGTTGGAAAACTATTCTTTAAGAAGAACTCAACCGGACGTATGTCGAAGTCGATCGGAAACGACTCAACCTCTGAGGCAAGATAAGCCTCCGGATCATAAGAGATGTAACATAGTCTACTCACGTCCTTACATGCACGATCGATCTCAACAGAATAAGTCTCTCTGAAGTATTTCTCGGCCGAAAAATAAAATGCCTGGTGATACTCCTTAGAAACCGCTGACGAATACAGTAACACCTTAAGACCGTCGCCACTCGGAGACACGAAGTACCCCAGGACCATTTTATTGTCTTTGAGTTTTACTCGTAGATCCAGGAGTTGCCCCTGAGATATTGAATCAATATCCACACATAGGATGCCCCCATAATCAACCAAAGAACTAACATTACGTTCAGTAAAAACTCCTGAGAATGTGACTGCGGGGAGTTTCTTTTTTTCTTCTCGATAATTTTTGTCTTCATCGGCTTTAAGCTTTCGAATTAATTCAACATTACTCTTAAACTTCTCAGACTGTATGGTCCGGAAGATTGATTTAATGGAAGAGGTTGCGATGGGAGTTATATCCCAAGTATTACTGAAGACGCTTACTTTCATAGATTAATGACCAAGGACCGCTAATATAGCGATTGCGATCACGATTAGCAAAGTTTTATTTAACTCTTTATCTGTTGGATTGTAACGACCTTCCTGGTCGTATGATCCCGGCTTAGTAGTTTTTTCCATGCTTATGTGGTCTCATTGAGTTGTAACGCATTTTTAAACGAACGTGTTCCTGGATGTCTATCTTCATAAGCCCGGTAAGATCTCCGATTCTTATCATGGCATCTGATAATTCATCTCCAACCGAATCTTTTATGTGATTTTCAAAAGCCATTTTAAACGCAGTCGCCTCGTCCTCGCCGTTCCTTAATCTCCAATCGTAATTTAATTTGAAGTCTTCAAGGTTACTTAAACTTCCGCCCTTCCTATGGGCCTCAAGAGCTTCAGAAACTTCAGAATGAATAAGAGCAAGCCGCGTTCCAAATTCCACCGGCTCATCATGGAATCCTTTTGATTTCGAGTTGGCATATGCCTTATCTCGCATGTCGTTTATTGTCATGGTTTTGGTTTATTTATCATCATTGGTGAAATTAAAAACTCCCTGCTTGGCGAATCACTGTCATCGGTTATGATGATTGGTTTCTTAGGAGTGTCGGGCATATAGAACCTTATCGACTCTGTATTAAGAGTGTCCTGGTCCGTGAGAGAACTCAATACCTCGATCAATTGATTCGAAGGAAGAGCCACTGTAAATTCCTGTGGAGAAATAATCTCAAGATGTTCTTCTGCTGCCTTCCCGGATTCCGGTGCGTCAGTCGTAATTGATAAATTCTCGGCGGAAATAGTAAATATCGATTGATACGAACCTTCCTCTGAATACAACTCAACTCGCTTTACAGCCTCAAGTAGATATGAAGTTGAGATCCTGAAGTATTGACATTTATCCCTGCTGAAAAGGGTAGATGTGTTTGGATACTTTCCTACGAATAGAGTAAAGATCAACTTAAGAGAACTATTACTCACCATCGCGGTACGTCCGTCGTGATAAACATCTACAATATCCTTATCCTGAAACAGCGTCTGAAGAATCTTGGCCGTTCCCAGCGGAATAGATGTTTCCTCGAATGAAGTGAGTGAGTGTGGCGCTATGTTATTCTTTGATAAACAAACTGTCTGACCACCGATCACAACCAGTTTATTATCCCTGATTGAAAGGTTTACATTCTTTAGCGCGGTGTCCTGTTTCTTATTGATGAACGATGAAGCTACGCGGAAGGCATCTTTAAACTGAAGTCCAAGAATTGACACTTCAGATTTCTGAGCACCTTCTTCGATCATTACAAAGAAGTCGGGATTCTCCGTAGGTAGTTTAAACTTAGACTTTCCTGATTTTAGCTGACAGACGTTATCTTTTACTGTCAGGGTGAAGGTTGGCTCGTGAAGAAGTTTCACTGTCTCGGTGAAGAGTTTTGCCGGAATACAGAATCTGAAATTATCAGCATCTGCCTGAACCTGTGCCGTGGCCCTGATCGTCATTGTAGCGTCAGAGGCATAGATGTGACATGTGTGCATATCCACGACATGAAACAGGTAGTAGTCGTGTATCGGCACAAGTGGCTTCGATGGAACGATGTTGTAGATTCTTATCAGGTCATTGATGATCTGATCTTTTTCGAAAATTATTGTGGTTTTGCTCATAGTTTATCTTTTCCAGTTTTCTCCAATGAACCAACTCCTGTTTTTCTCGATCAAAATTGAAAAGAACACAAAGATAAGTAACACGGTGCATATTAATGAAAGAAACCAGGCCGTGGGATTCGGTTCGATTTCAATATCCCACTTATACAGTAACTTATTCATCCACCTGTTCAGAAAAACACTGGCCACATAAGCCAGGATTATAATTAACACTATCATAGTTTTTTTGGTCTTATACGCAATTCTTATTGCAGAGGTTTCGAAATTACTACCTAAATTCGAACTTTACGAGTTTTTCTCCTTTTTTAACATATAGCATGCCTGAGTTCTCGTACATCTTAATAACTGAATCGTATCCATCCTTCCAGTCATCATACTTTTGACCATCCTTGCAGAAAACTTCATAATTGGCGCGAGGAGTAGAATGATCGCCCTTCACGACTAATGTTGAATTCGGCCGAAGACACGGATATATGCAATACACTCCCATTAAATGAGGCTTATGAAAAGTAGTGTCAATGACGTAGTAGATTCTCCCAAGCTTTATCATTTCAGCGTGGTTGTATTTACTCACCATAACATAATCATTCATGGCGCTCTTTGGAATTTCTGTAGGATATGTGAATAGGGATTTACTCACTTAGGATATCTATTTCAGATTTATAAAGAACGACTGCTCTGTCGTTTGGAGTATTGATCAGGTAGGCTCGTTGCTCGAATCCATTCTTGTCTTTGCCCCACTCGTTGTGATGTGATTGATAAACCTCATCTTTAAATACCTGGAAATTTTCTTTTAGAAATTCGTCGTTAACATTGACTTTTAAAACTACTGACATATTGCTGGTTGATTGGTGAACATTTGATAAAGTTTCTCTTTGACGTCGGATCCGTAATCTAGGCCGTCTCCCCCGTCGATGATCTGATTTATTTCCCCCTGCTTCGATGCGACTAAGTTATAAATATTTTCGTCAATTGTATCTTTACAGGTAAGAAAATAAACGTTAACTTTATTCTCTTGTCCGATGCGGTGAGTTCTATCAACAGCCTGATCGATCTCGGTGGCCGTGAATGGGTAGTTTAGGAATATTACTTCTGATGAAACTGTAAGATTAAGTGAGGTCCCGGCTGCGATCATGTTGCCAAGGAAGACCATGCATTTAGGATCGTTCACAAATTTCTTCACGCGAACGAATCTCTCTGAGTGGTCAACGTCTCCGTCAACTTTAACGCACCTGTCGCCAAAATAAGCCTCCAGTTCGCGTATCGGATCTTTGTAGGACGTGAATACCACAACCTTCTCACCTTTGTCTATAAGGTCCTCAATCATCTCTGTGGCCGGTTTAACCTTTGCCATTGCAAAGATCCTGTTCATTGAGATGATATGGCCATTGATTGCGCCTCGATCCTTTGACTGAAGAAGCTCGAGCATGATGCGATCGTACTCTTCCCGGTAATCTCCGAGTTCCATTACTACCTTCATGTAAGTTTTGTCAGGAATTTCCGGGCAGTCCTTCTTGGTTTTACGGATCATGAAGTTCGCCATGTTCATGGATAACTGATCCATGTTTCTTGCCCCTACTACTTTGTCGAGGTTCCTGCCCTGGCCGGTCTTCGCATACTCCCTGATAAACTTCGCTCTGTTCTTGCCGAGTTCATGTCCGGCGAGCTTGAAGTACGCAAAGAGATCATCGACTCTATTTTTGATTGGAGTTCCGGAGAGGAATGAGATCTTGGCCTGGGGATTGGCTTCAACGATTCGTGAAATAAGCTTATACCTGGCAGTATTTGTGTTTTTAATGAATTGCGACTCATCTATTATGATATGATCAATTGGTGCAGAAAGAATGTAATCCATGTGCTTGGGGATGGCGTCGTAATGCGTGATCACGAACCGCTCATGGTATGGCGACAGGGCCTTAATTGTTTTGGATTTCTTGCTGTCAAGGATCGAGAAATACAGTTGATTGTATCCGAATTTTGTACAAAGGTCATCTTGCCAATTCCATTTGGCTACAGGAATACAGATGATGAGGGTGCGACGGATTTTAAGAGCACGAGAGACGGTTGCTGCGGTGATTGACTTTCCCATACCCTGCTGAAGTGAAAGAAGGTTGTGTTTCCTTCCGGTCATGAGCATAACAGACTCTTTCTGATATTCTCGGAGCATGGACCAATACTTCAATCTGTCACTCATGATCCCGTCCCTGGCAGTAATCATATCAAGGTACATTTTGTCGATGTGAGCGAAAGTAGTTTTCCTTTCGTTCTCCCGAAGAGGACTTTGAACAAGGGCCTGAAAAGCCAGCGAGATAAAATTCTCAACTGATTGCCTGGATGTTCTTTTAATGTTACAGATCACTGAAGTGAAGTTTTCCTCGGCGGAAACCTTAAAACTATAACACGCCGCAAGAGAAAGTTCCTGCTCAGACCAAATGGCCTTATTCATTTTAATTGTGTAACGGTCCGGAAATTCTATTTGTCTCATATAATCCTAACTGCCTGTAAGAGTAACGCGAAGGCCCCGGCAACAAGAGCAATCGTGTATATAATTCCGTGGATCATGTCAAGAAGAAACCACAGAAGTGTAAGGTGCCTGAAGGTTAAGTAATCAACGAATCTTTTGTGTCGATTCCATGATATGTATGACCAAATAAATGTGATCACATAACTCAACTCCAGGATCAGAAAGATAAGAAAAATATTCTCAGGTTTCATCTAAAAAATGTTTAAGAATACGAAACAAATTATCAACAATCCGGTTACTGCAAGCATCCACATGTCATAGAGTATACCAACTTCAGAACGATAGTATGGTATTTTGTTTTTCTTATCGTCAAGGGTCCACTTGTAGATAGAAAAAAGCCAACTTAGAATCCAAATCACGTAGAACGTGATCCCGATTACGATAAATAATTTTGCGTCACTCATGGTTTTTTTTTAATAAGGTTGTCGCTAAGAGGTGAATGCAATGCTCGTTGGGGAGCGACCTTGCCGGGTGCGAATCACCTTAGTGATGTTTTGATTATAAGCCAAAACCACATCTATGATCGTTATAGGCCACTGTATTCACTTCGTCTTAGCGACACTATTTTAAAGAACTTAATTTTTTGAGCACCTGGAAGGATTCGAACCTCCATACAAGTCTTTCTCTCCTATCTGTACTAACTACTGGCTTTCCATTTCGATCTATTGTACAATATCTCTTTCGAGGTAACTTCCTTTTCGATCAGCGATAGGCATTATGGTATTCGACTTCTCGCCAGCGTAAAACCCGCGAGTCTCTGTGTTACCATTCAAGGTAGTGCGTCTTCCATTTCCGCCACAGGTGCTTATTTAAACAGGGAGTGTGCCGACTACCGCACTTGCATTGAACCTCGTCACCCAGTAGACTACTACCATTCGCGTGTACAATATCCTTCCCTGTCTTTTAATGTGGGATCCGTTCTAGGCTATCTTCCATTGCACACGGATCAACATGCAACCGTTAGCTATTTAAAATAATCTTCAGTCCACTTTATTTCAAGTTCCTGATTGTCTCCAACAATCTCAATGATGACTTGATAACCCCTAGATTCTGCCTTAGATACAAGACGCTTAAGGTTCTCCGAATCGTAAAGAGATCCATCTCTAACAAATAAGACTTTGAGGCCTGGGTTGAGAGCCATCGATATTTCTTCACCAACCTCAAGTATTTTTGCGGAGTTGATCTGTCCGGATTCGAGAGGTAGGCCATTGAGATATATCCCACTCTCGTCAAACGTGAGTCCGGCAACAGGCAGGTTCGATTTCGCAATAATTCCCGCCTTTCGTCTGTCAATTTCATCGATGCTTGTTGATAGGTTCTCATATTCTTGTTTTTTCTTGAAGAGAGTCTGCTGCTTTTCCTGAAACTCAACTATACGTTTGTACGTATTCATGTGCTTGTTGGTTTCATTTAATCGATCAGTAATTTCGGAAATATCCGGAAGTTTCTGAGCCTCAAACCATTTTTCTGCTTTTGCGATACGAACCTTGTGAGTCGCGATGGCTTCGGATGATTGTTTGATGATGTCGCGGTTGGTTTCGATTCGTTTTTCCGCCGCTACGATCTGATTTTTAAGGTTCTTGATTAATTCTTCCTGTTCCTTAATTACGATTTCGCTCGCGGAAGACGCTGACTCAAGATTAGCAACCTGGTTAAGGATCTTAGCAAACTCTTCCTTTTGCTTATTGTAGGTGTCGATCCTTGGCTGCACGTCCTTAAGTTCCTTTTCAATTTCTTCGGGAGAAACCTTGGGCGGATTCATGTACTTTTGAAACTCCTCGTCGGTAATCCCATGCGAGTATACGTTAGCGTCGAGAGTTTTGATCTCCCGGCTCATTTCCTCGCGCTTGGAGACGGTTTCTTTCTTCTGACGATCCAATTCATCAAGCTCTTTTTCCTTGCCTGTAAGCTGACGTAATAACTTCAGGCGACGTTCGCGATCTTCGGCTCTGCTTCCTCTAAGAAACTCCTCAACATCAAACGAACAGTTGCCAAGGATATCATCGAGAAACTGACCCGGACGTGCGATCTTTTCTTCCTTCTCGTTATAAACGATTAATTTACCCGTCTGCTGAGATGGTGTGAAATGAAGGTCAAGAGTATATTCGCGTTGCTCTCCATTAACCTCACCAGCCAGGACCTCTCTGATGGTTGCTCTTTCCTCGCCTTTTTTGATTGGCTTAGACGGAACGACTTTCTTATTTACCGGACTAATGATCGCATCAATCAGTGATGACTTACCTGACTCATTCTTTGCGATAATAACAAATGATCGTCCATTGATGTCCAGGCGGCGAAACTCGCCAATGCCTTTAAAATTCTCGATTTCGAGTTGTTGTAGTTTGAGGTTATTGTTCATCTTCTTCTAGTTTTTCAATTAATTCATTTATGAGATCGATTCTTCCTTCTTCATAACGGACTTCTTCCATGTCCGCGTTCCATGCGTTGTCAGTCTTATTCTTCATGGCCTCTCTTTCCTTTTCCTGAAGCCACTGTATTATTTCAAATCTAGTTGTCATGATTACATCTTTACACCGGTTATTTTAAAAAACACTTCAGCATCAAAGTTGGGCAGGTCTTTAAATGATTGTTTAGCAGAATTTGACCAATTATTCCATTGGTTAGTAAAAGCCTCTTTGAAAGGAATATTTTTAATGTAACCGCCAGTCGTTTCGTGGTATGGATGATATTTCTTTTCTTGATCACTCATATTGTCTGATGGGATCCAAAGAGTTGTGTCTATTGAATTAAGAAGACCGAAGGCTGTTGAATCTCTGAATTTCTCAAAAGTCCAGTCAGATGGCTTATTAAACATCATGTATGGAGATTGAATAGTATTGAAGGCTCCGGCGTTGTCGTTTCCGGCGTTGGCGTATCCGGCGTTTCGGTTTCCGGCGTTGTAGTTTCCGGCGTTGTAGTTTCCGGCGTTGTAGTTTCCGGCGTTGTCGTTTCCGGCGTTGTCGTTTCCGGCGTTGTCGTTTCCGGCGTTGGCGTATCCGGCGTTTCGGTTTCCGGCGTTGTAGTTTCCGGCGTTGTAGTTTCCGGCGTTGTCGTTTCCGGCGTTGGCGTATCCGGCGTTGTAGTTTCCGGCGTTGTAGTTTCCGGCGTTGGCGTATCCGGCGTTTCGGTTTCCGGCGTTGGCGTATCCGTCGTTGGCAAAACCAGTATTACATTCTCCTGTATTTGCGAGGCCTGATTTTAGGAAAATTTCTTGATCGAATTTTGAAAAATATTCGTCAGAAATAATTTTATGATCAAAACACCAACTTAAATTATCGTATACTACTTTTAATAACTGTTCTTGGGTTTCTGATCCATACGCTCTCCTGTATTCGGAAGAGCAGGCGTTAGCTTCTTTTGCTTTTACTAACAATTCTTCTTTTAATTCTTGGAAATTATTCATGGTTATATTTTGATTTTAATTCATTAATTCTCACTATCAATCTTTCGTGGGATGGATTGCCTGCGGTAATATCATTGAGCAACTTCAACATCTCCACTCTGAATCTACCGGCTATCTTTCTTGCTGCTGAATGAGCCGTGGCGCTTCTTATAATGTCAGATACTGCGTCGTTCTCAAAGTTCTCGACAACGTGAAAGTCATCAATAACAATGCAACCGGGATTTCTTTTTGCGATCAGTTCTTTTCTCTTTATTCGTACTTTCTTTTCCATTTTTTTACTCTTGTACGATCAAATGTAGAAAAAGTTACCCTTCCCAACCGGAAGAGTTATTAACAAATTGTGAACTTGTTTGTTTTTTTCTTTCCGCCCACTGATCGCAGAATTTCGAAACTGAACAATAACTCTCACACTTGCGCCATTCAGATGGTCGGTGCTCAATGATTAGGGGCTTCTTGTATTTGTGCTGGTTCTCTTTTACGAACTTCTCAGCAAGACCTCGTTCGGAAACTATGCTTCCCGATATCGCCTTGCCTTCTTTATACTGCAGGACCGCATACTGATCGGCAACCGCCCATCGTTCTTCGCCACTACAAGGCGGAAAATCTCCCTCGTGTGCCTTTTGATGAAGCTTAACCCTATGAAGAATCCACTTTTCAAGATCCTCTTGTTTGTGAAGCATTATCTCCATGGTCATTACCTGAAGAGGCGGATAATTAGGCTTTCCTACTTTCTTTCTTGACCAATCGCGGAAAATACCAATGATGTCGGCACCAAGAACCTCGTATCCTTTCTTTCGAAGCATATAAGCATATGTATTTACCTGAAGCTTCCACTTCTTCCTAGCCTCCGGAGTTGTATACATGTACGTGCTGGTGACTTTATAGTCCTGGATCCTCTTGTCAATCTTATCATATAAATCGACAGTGCCGGAAACAACCCATCCGTTAACCTCAAGAGTAACATGAGTTTCAAATTCATATCGAGACTCGAGTTCGGGATAATGTTTGAACATGAACTTTAGTAACCACTTGAAAACTCTTTCTGCCTGGGAAGCCTCATCCTTAAGGTCCTCCTTTTCACGGTTATTGTAATAGAATTCTTTCAGCAACTGGATAACTTCCATTAAGGCGTTGCGTCTGTGGCTGGTGATATTTGCTCGTTCCAGGATACCATGAATGGCAGTCCCGATAAGAGCCCAAATCAAATCTGATACGTCTGTTTGTATATCAACCTTGTGCTTCTTTCTCAAATAAAATATCTGAGGAGCATCGATTAATGTTGTTACTGAAATGTCGCCCGAAGTGATGTGGCCGTCGTGAGAGACGGCATCAACTAATGGCTGAGGGTACTTGTAGCGGTTGGTTACTTGGGTCATTTTGCAATGTAATACGCAAACTTCATATTTGCAAATTTATTTTTTTCAAATCATCGGGCTTTGCTGGTTGTCCAGTTGTCTTAAAAGTTCGTCGGCACAATCAATAGCGCATTGAGCCACTCTGTTTGAGTCTATTCCCCAGTCATTTACTTGAAATTTTTCAACTTGATTACTGTTGGATAAAATACCCTGCATAGCCATTGCAGCAAAATGCTCGCGTTTTGTTAGTCCAAATTGTTGATCGAAAGGTTTCCCTGTTATTTCATTCAACTCTATGAATGGGAATACGGATTTGTTGCTGTTTTTCATATTTGCAAATTTATTTTTTCAAATCATCAAATTTACTTATTATTAAGTCATAATACTCCTTAAGCTGTTTTTGTGCGATGAATGGATCTTGACCAAAAATAGGCTCAGGGATTTGATTTTTGATGGCACTAATCGCATGAGAATCTTCAATTGAAAATAACCTAGGTGGCTTAGGCTCGTCATCACCAAAAAGTGGACAATAAACAAACCAGCAAGACACTACCTTTTTATTATCGGTGAATGCCAGGTTGAATGTAAGGTTTTCGAATTTCAAATACTCATCTCTCCAGTCGTCTGTCCTATATGGCATTGAATCAAAGGCCTCGCGAAGAGCCTCCGGCGTTAATATTGTTACTTTGCTTTTTTCCATCCTGTTTTATACTCTTCCGCATCCACAAACTGAATACCCATCTCTTCTCCAAGATAAATAGCATCTGACACAAATTTAGTCAGCCGCTCTTTATTCATTCCTCTTTTGTCTTCATGATACTCAATAGTCTCTCCGGTTTTTTCGTTGTAAACCTTGAACCTTGCGATACGTGATTTTATGAATTCGTCAGCAGCTACTTTATCAATTCCAGCGAAACCGTCTTCTGTAAATTTCTTTACATACATGTCGAGTACGTGTCCGTGATAATAGTTGTAGAGTTTCTTTTTTACAGATGACCTGGAAGTTATTTCATAAGTCACTGTTATGTCCTGGCCATCGTGATGGTTAAGATATGCGTCGTGATCGTTGGGAGAATCAAAGTAGATTTCCCCTCGATCTATCTTGGCGTTAAATATTCCGGTGAACGATCTCATTTTTAACCTTTGGCTGTCAAGACGCCAACTATAAGCACTAGTGAAAAAAAAACAAAAGCGAACCGACCATCAGACCTCCAATCAGAGGGGTCCCATTTGAGTGAAATGAAAACAAAAATAAAGTACAATACTGTTATTAATAAAACTGACAGAAGAAAGGGCATTAGAGAATATTTAGGTGATTTCATAATTTATAGTGTTTTGGTGTAATATAATTGTTTTAATCTTTCTTTTTCAGCTATGGCTCCTGAGAACCAAATTGGAAGATCGGAGATGGCCTTTGTTTCCCAAAGTTTATGACACTCCGTGCATTTAATCCAAATATTTTCTTTAAAGAGTCTAAACTTAGGGTAGGCTCCTTTTCCCAGTAAATGAGAGAAGTATGACACAGAGAAGAATCCCAGGGGCGTGGCGCAACATCTACATACGGGACCCGTAGGACTCTCGATTGCCTCTTGCCACATTTCAAGGAAAAGCGCCAGCTCACCAGTACTTTTTTTGCGGTACTGTATCTTTGATGCCTTTTTCTGAATCGGTTTTTTTGTCTTGAAGTCTTTTTTATAATTATGTTTGTCCTCTTTTGTGGCCACAATATCCTGGGTCCATCCATCTCTTTTAGAAGAACTGAACTTTCGCCGCTCATTACACGCTTTACAAAATCCGGCTTTAACGACGATCCAACGCCAATTACCACAATCTTTGCATTCTCCTTTGAATGGCTTGAACATGATTCTTTATTTTCCACGGCGGAAAATCCTTCCGAGTCTACAGTTAATTCCATAAGCTTTCTGACCTATCCATTTAAAAAACATATACAACCTGAACTTACTCACATGCTTCTGATGAACCTTATAGTGATAGTCTCCGAACTTAACAATAATGATATCATCTATAAATACCGCGACATACTCACATGTTTGATCTGACAGTCTATGAATAACCGGATCCCCCGGTCTCAATGTGTCGTCAAAGATCCTTTTTAGGGTCATCTACCAGTGTTTGATTGTGAAATACAACAAGTACGTGAACACTATACTAACACTGATTGCTGAGTGTACAGTAAACCACAAAGCGGCATACCACTCCAGTCTAGGAAAGCAGTCAAGTATATTCACCACTGATAAATAAGACCAGTAAATGTAAAACAGTATTAGTAAAGGAATAATAATATATCTCATGTTTTTAAATTTTATCAAGATAAAACCAATCACCCTCCTGTTCAACTTCGTAATCTCCTCTTAGATCATCGTTATGCACTCCCTTAAGGATTACAACGCAAGTGGATACTTTGTCATTAGCATGAATCTTGTTACCGTTCTCAAGATCTCCGGCTGACCGGATCCTTGGATTGGGGGACTCTTCGAATATCAGTGAATTACCGATCTTTTTCTGAAGATCGATCGATAACCACATTTTCATGGATTCTGCCCTTCGGCGTGATGAATAGAATATTGTTGCTTTCATGTTAGTGGGTTAATGTCTAGGTTCCTTTTAATTTCTTCATCAACCTAGACATCGTGTCTAGGTCTATGTCTAGGTTCCTCTGATTTCTCTAACAACCTAGACATTTTGTGCTGCTGGTCTTAAATCTATTGTGAATTTTCCTGGGTTAAGTTCTCCGGGCGGAAGTTCCTCTATCGGAACACACTCTTCTTCTTTTTCTTCAGCGATCAAAAACGCAGATTTAGTTTTCCTGAATCTCCATACCGCAAATGCGGGCTCCTGTTTCCTACCCAGTAATTTAATGAATATGGGTGGATTATGGACCTCTTCAAGAAGAATACCTGTTACGATACCATCATTCCCCTGAAAGCCTCTTACATGGTATTCCTTTTCCCTTACGACCCATTGCCGGAAGTCGAATACAGTCTGAGGATGGTTTCGGCGATCGTCAACACAGATCACCCTGTCCCCTATTTCAAATAAGTTTTCCATTTACTTGAATAATTGTTTGGCTACTTCATGATTAACTTCATACTCCCTTGTTTCTGTCTGCCGGATGGCTCCGTATCCTTCCAGTGCGGTACAAACGATTTCCGCCTTCAGGTAGGACATATTAAGCTTCCTTTGGAAGAATGGCACCGAAGCCTGGTTATGGTGAATAGCGAGGTCCGCTGCTTTTCTTAGTGTGTCTTTAAACTCCTGCATGAATAACTCCTTTTTCGAATCTGATCTTATTCCCTTTTTGTGTGAGGTAAAGGACTACCCTTCTTAGTGTGTTGTTGTCCAGGATGGACTCCTCTTCATTCGATGATCGATAGATACCAGTTGCGGTTCTAATGATATCTTTGAGGCTCTTCCAGTGAGCTGAGTCGTATGCCGTGGATGCGATTGCCTTACTTACGGCCTCGGCCCACTTTTCTTCCTTGGCTGTCAGTTCTATCATTATGGCAATTGTTCTTCAGGATCGTTTTGCGTGAACGCGTCTTTCGCATCAACCGGGTATTCTTCAACAAATTTATCCTTATCAGATTCGTTGTATTGAGAGTAATTCTCCTCTTCCAATTCTTCCGCCGTCTTACCATCAAGATCGGCAAACACTTCTTTAAAAGCACCAGTGTTGTACAGATCGATCAGGGTGATTAGTCTCGGGAAGTCTTCAGGAGACTTGATTTTCTCAACCATAAGTTTAACCCCAGCCATTGACTTGTTAAGGTGCTCCTGAGCCTCGATGTTGAGCCTGGAGACGTTACTCTTCATGGCGAACTCAAGTGCGTTTATAGTGCGATTGTGATAGTTTTTGAGCTGGTCCAGTCCAGTCTTCATATTGCTTTTTGCTTTGCTTTTAAGCTTGGAGTTTGGCGCTTCTTCGATGCGTTTGTTCTCGTCATCGATGAAAGACTGTTGCTCGTCTTTGTAGTAGTCTTTGAAATACTGCAGGGATATGCCTGCGAAGATGTGGAATAATGCCTTACTTGGTTTCATGTTGCGTTTCGGTTTTATATCGGTTAAACAATTCTGTTGTTGAGAACAATGTAGGATTAACTCCTGTTTGGATCCACTGAGGTGACTCCATTCTCCAGTTTGCGTGATAAGGTTGGAAGTTATTTCTTGCCAGCCAGTCTCCGAATGGAATTTCCGGATCAATTGACACCTCTGTTGATGGTTTCCCAAATACTGATTCTTTTCTCATGTTACGATTTAATTTTTATTTGTCTTTAGTGATTTGTATGCAAAACTCAAGTGCAATTTGACGTTCCAATCTTGTTTCGAACCATCTCTCTCTTGTGGTTTTGTACTCAGGCTGAAACATGACAAACTCAGGAAAGAATTCAGACATATCCCTGTAGTAAAGACCGCAATGGAATTGCATTAATTGATCGAACAGCGCCTTGCAAGTACATGTATGGTTCTTGCTTAAAGTGTTATTGTCTCCAACGATCTCAATTGCCTTTGTGTAGATCTGAATTCTTTTTTTTGTGTCAGGAGCTTCAATCATGGCTTTTACAATATTACGGTGATTAATTTTATTTATTTGTTAATGTATGTTATTTTCTCAACTTATCGATGTTCACAAACCAAACAGTAGAGTCTCCTGGGAATTGAACATGAAGAACTAGGTGACTCGGGTTCACGTCGTATGGCTTATAATACTCCGGATCGTAGTCCATTTTTATGATCTTTCCGTACCCTAGCTGGGCTTCGCGACCAATGATGGCAACGTTTGTTGATCCGGTGAAAAAACCCATCTTGTTTACTTTCTTGATGAGTTTCAGTTTCTTGTCGTTCATCTGTTCTTCTTCTGTTTCCATTTTTCGTTTTTTGCGGCGGAAAGACTTCCATCCAAACATCACAAGATGCACCGGAAGCAGGAACATATTCGCCGCCCCTATGATGGTTAGTTTTCCAACCTCGATTAATATGAATTTAACTATTAACAACTTGTATTTCTTTTGAAACTTTTTTGTCCTCTTCTATTAACCTCAGACTGATTAGCCTGTCGATCTCGGAAATATCATGAGTCACCATCTCATCTCCGGTCTCAACAAATCCATCGATCTTATTCTTATGGTGTAGCATGGTACAGTGAGACATCCCCCCAAGCTCTTCGCCGATCTCCCAGTAAGTAGCCCGATCACACCTTGTCTTGGCTATGTATGCGAACATTTCCCTGAACATAACGTATCTCTTAAGGCGTGACTTGCTTTTAAGATCTTCCGGTCTCATTCGGTAGTATGTGGCTACGCATTCGTAGATGATCTTCAGGGCCTGGCTAACGGTCTTGTCACGCATTCTTGCCCTTACAACCGGATTCAGGTACATAACTTTGAAGTCGAACTTAGCTCGGGCAAAGATGCCCTTTATATTGAAGTAATTGATTACCTCGTCGTGACGCATCTTTCCGTTAAGGAAGTTCTCGTCTGTTTGTATCTTGGATATAGTCTTGCGGACTCTGTACACAGAAACGTCCTGCTTTGGTATCTCGACCGTATACTTTTTACCAGCGGCATCTGATACCACGATAAAAATGTGCTTGTCTAATATTGATTCGTCTCTTTTCATTCTATTACTTCCTTTCTAAGTATATTGGATCAATTTCCATTGATATTAAATTACCTTCGGTGAAATACACCCTAACATTATCCCACCTATCCACAATGGCTATAGCGACCTTTCCGTGAAGATTGTGGCTAGGGCAGTTGATCCAAACTCTCGTAGCTTCCCTGTTCTTGAGTTCTTTGATAGTCATAATATTTCTCCTTTCTTAACCTTCTCGATAAATTTATCAAGTGCATTTTGATGAACCTGTTTCAGTTTGTTCAAAGTTACTCTTCCCTCGGCGGAAGTCATGAATATAAGATGGCCACTGAACGTCACCGTAAAGTCACCAGCCATATTACTCCATATGCCATACATATACTCAGATAGTAAGGTGCCGTTCGATTGTTTGGTCCGGACCTTAACATCTCTTTTGCCATTGACAAAGATAGTCTCAAGGAAGAACTTCCCTGCCGAGTCGATCCTCGTTCTTGTTGGTCTCTGATTATATTCTGATAGTTTCATTCTTTTCTTCCTTTTACGTTAGTTAATAAGTTAAGGTTACACTTTTGAACAATTTATTTTTTCTCAACGAAAATTGCCCTACCCCAATAAATCATTTTGGACGAATCTGTTCCAATTTCTTCTGCATATCCTCTAACGCCTTCTGTAACATCTATAGCGCCTTTATTAGTCACGCGCCCTAGTGCGTTAGTGGCTCCAGGTTTTGGTATCTCTACATATATCCTTCCGCCATACATTGGTTCTGCAAAAGTTACTTCATACGTTTTTCCGTTTAATTGAAATCTCTCTCCTTCTCGAAGGGCAATTTCTCCATTTACTTTTCTCATGATTACATACAATAACGTTTAACATAACTCCAGCCGTGCTCGGCCCATGCTTTCAGTGCTGCTGAGTTTTGAAGAAGAAGGTTAGCTTCGCTCTCCGGAATATTATCCCCGTCTCGATCAGCCCATTGGTCCAGTTCTTTTTCCTCGTTCTTGCGGCCATATACATTCAGTCTCTCTTTTGTTTCTTCGCATTGATATTCGAATACTACCTGAGCTCCTGTCTCGTTCTCTATGCCGCGAGGCATGCGAACATTTTTAAGGATCAAGAAGTCTGTGCTTACTGTTGTCTGATTCTTGTTCATGAGCGTAAAATTATTTAGTTAATTAATTCAAGTGCTTTTAGTATTGCTGCTTCGCGGGTGTTTCCTGCAAATTCCAAACAATTTCCGTTGTATGTGTCCCACATTCTTTCTTCGGGGTTAAAACAAACAATTATATCGTGTTTTTCCCTCAGCCAGTCAATAGCTTGTTGCCATAGCGGTGAGGAATATGTTTGACCTGAATATTCATTCCAATTGTGAATTGAAATCTCATCATCAAATAATTTACACTCTTTATCCGATTGATTTTTTTTGGAATAGCAGGTAAAGCATGGCTCATTAAATCCAAGTTCTTTAAGCTTCTTGGCTATTTCGTATGTTACAAATTGATCTTTCATAATTGATATTTTTTAAGTTAGTCTTCTTCCTTGTTTAGTTCTGTTCTCATGAATTCATTGACCTCATCAAAGAATTCACCATCCCACACCCTGCCCTTATTCAGTTCTTCGAACTTGTCTGTAAGCGCCTCGGCTAGTTGGTAAATACCACCTGTGCCTTCTTCTTCGCTGACCCTCACTGCCCTGTTCTTAAACTCAGGACCAAGTTCTTCGGCTGTCAGGGCCTGTGTAATTTCCGATACCACCTCATGATGGGTTTCCACCCAGCTCTTGAATCCGTTGGGGAATGTTTTTTGTTTATTCTTTTTCATGATTTCTAGTTTTTAAATTACTTAATCGGTCTTACAAAATCTTCCGTATGAAGCATAGAATATTGACTCCCTTCTGACTGGAAAGATATCCTGATGCCCTTTGTTTTGAGATACTTCTCGGCACGTTCGGCTATATCTCGGCCGTCGAATTCATGATAACTGATAGTCTTCGATGCCTTGTGGCGAAGGTCTGTTATTAGTATTCTAGCTGGTTTGCTTTCCGTGCTTGGCACGTACTTTACAATAAATGTTCTGATGTTTTTCATGGTTTAGTCGTTTAAAAGTTCATCAATTTTTTCGTAGTTCGGCTCATTGTCTTCAGTGATTAGGCCCCTGTTTTTCAGCTCGGCTATGGTCCGGCCAAAGAATCCCTGCAGGGTTGATTGCAGGTTGTGTTTAGCTATGTATGCGAATGCCTCGATACGTTCAACTATTGTGGCGTTCTCGCCTTCGCAGAACCCCTCGGCATATGCTACTGCCAAGAATGGGGTGAATTCAATTTTCTTTTCCATCTTAATAAGGTTTAATTTCGGTTATATCAATGTTGTTTATGTGACCTGCGTTTAGTCTTGTGCTGATTTTTCTCAATACACATTTGCCTCCTAGGTTCATAGATCGGAATTCATATACTACGTTATTTGATTTTAACCTCACCCATTCACCAGTTTTCGGAATCCAGTTTTCAGGCGCGGAAATAAGCGAAGGTAAAACAACAGTCCTGTTATTATTCAGGATAGCAATTAACCCCTGTTCTGTGCCTTCAGGACAAAAGTCAGGTATATAAGCGATAAGCTCACCCGTCTCGGTATTAATGATGCCTCGTTTAGTTAGTGGTTTAACTAGGACTGTTTTTCCGTTCCTAATATCTTGGGAATATCTTTCGAGTTTTACTGCCTTAAATTGTGTTGGTTTCATGTTATTAAGTTTTTAGTTATTACTTTATTTCGTCAATTGTTTCCACGCCTGTTACTGCAAATTTTGCGAATAAGACCAGCCCATGTTCCATTGATATTCGTGCCGCCTGCAGTTGGAATTGAGTAGGACGTTTAGTTTTGAGTCCGAAGCTTGCTGCTTCTGAGTCAGAATGGGCAGTCTCAACTATCTTTTTAACGTACCGTTCCCAATTGGTTTTTACACGTTCAGTTGTGGCTGCTCTTTCCTCGGGATTGAGGTTTATGTTATTGTGCTTTAAATACTGGTGAAGCACCCCTTTGAATAATTCGAATAACTGGTTCATCTTACTTGGTTTTATTGTTAAACACTTCCTGTCTTACTTTCTGTGGTGCATTGGGCATTTTTTCATGTATCTCAAAACCTGCGGCGGCAAAATTATACGTAGCCTGCCCAGTCTCATTATCAACCTTTGTATCAATTGATAGGTCCGAACCTTTAGACGGGATGAAAGGACCATATTTACATGCCTTAAAAGTTATTCCGTCGGGTGCCATTAATATTACCTGCTTAAGTCCGAAGGAATTCGTATTTGAGCTTATTGCAACTACTCTAAACGTTTTAACGTAGCTGGTGTATCTTTGTTGTTTGTCACCCCTGTAGGATTGATCGATTATTGTTCCCATTATTACTTAGTTTTAAATATTTTAACATTATTGTCTTGTGCATGCTTATAAGCTACCCAAACGATAGCTTGTAGCTCACAAGGTATTAAACCCAGCTCTTTTGCTATGCCTTGGTATTGCTTCTCATAATTGACGTATTTTAGCCTAGTGAGTGACTGAGGTCTCGAGGTATTAAACCCGTCACAAACTGCCAGCGCATGCCTGTCTATTGTTACGTTTGAGTATTCGAACGGGTTTAGGATATTCAGGTAGAAAGAGTGAGTTTTAAAACCTGACTTTTGAGCGGGGAAAAACTCAATCGGACTCTTATCTGAATTCAGTATATTAACAGCCTTCTGAACATTTTGCCCATATGTGCTAAAGTTGTGATACTGATATACATTCTCATTATGTAAGTTCAGGTCAAACAATTGGCATAAGGCTTTGGCGTCCTTTTTATTTTGATCCCAAGATACGGCAGGACTTAAGGCAGAAATAACCGCGCAAACTTTATCTAAATTAATTTGATATGTTTGGCTTAAGATAAAAGCAAAATTATGCGCTTCTATATACCAGTTTTGCCCCTCATGAATGAGATTTTGTGCCTTGGCGTATTTGTATGCTTTTTTAATTGGATGCATAGTTTCTAAGGTGTTAAGCTATGTTAATAGTTCTGTTATTTAATAGATCGAATATTGCCAATTGATTCCTGCTCTTGGCTAATTTTAAGACCGTCTCAAGGGTTTTGTGCCGCTGGTGAACAGCTTCGCTAACATCGAGGTATAAGAGCCCATTATAAACCCAAGCGCCTAAAACGTTCTGAGGTTTTAATAGTTCTGACTGGTGACTATCAACATAGTTCTTAATTAATTCTGAAGTTTCAAGCATAAACGGGGAAAATTCGCGCTTCCATTCATGTTCAGGGACTGAAACAAAATAGAACGGTTCACCTGCTTCAAATATCTTATTAAGAGCTAATGAATAACTAAAACCGTTTGAGAAGTGAATGAGTCTTGTAAGGCGCTCTAGTGTTTGGTTATCTAATTTCATGGTATTTAATTTTTAGTTATTATATATTACTTTAAACGTGTTTGGGTTTTGAATTGTTTTAAACTTTCTGTTAATCATGGTACAAATATACGACAATAAAAAAGGGTTTGTCAAGTATTAAATTGTTAAAATTGTAAATTGTTAATAACTTTGCGAAGCCTAGGTTTATAACTATTTGATTCTGAACATAGATGATATTTGCAAATTAAGTTATGAACATACCAAAAAATCAAATTTAAGATACCAGCGGCGGAAAAAACCGGCCCAAATAACGCATCAAATTATACTCATATTATAGACCAATATACACAAGCTATAAAGAGACAAGGAGAAGAAGAAGGACTAAGGACATTAAAGGGTATAAGCAGGTACTAGGTATTGCAAAGTACTATGCATGAGTAAAAACATTTTGCTTCTCAGGTCCTAAAGGTATTCGCTAAAGACCTAAAAAGCTTAGATGTTTAGGTGTTGGGGTATTGTTTATTATACACAAATATATTTGTCTGACTCTCAACTAAATAGCCTAACAGCAACGTACCTTAGATCATTAGTTCTTTCTGCTCATCTATCTGATTAACAACTTGTTGCCAAGAAATTAAATGCCTTGCTGTTCTACTTAACATAATGTAGTTTATGGGTATATTGTTATTAAGTAACTGAGTAACAAGGCCTTAAAAGTCGATACCCCCTCCCCACTGGGGGTCTCTGTCAGTTTGGCTTTCGGTTTTTGGAGGCCGGAGGGGTTAGAAGCATGCTACAGTACCCCACACCAAAATATCCAAGCTTTCAGTTAAGATACTTATTGTAAATGACTAATAATCAATAACTTAATACCTTAAATGCAATAAGATTGTCGTTTAAAACCGACATTGAGCGGGGATCTGAGGGATAGTGATGGTAATTACCGGAATTAAAGAAAAAAGGCCCCGGAGGGCCTTAATTCTTGTGCAGGGAGTCCAAATCCGAGCTAAACCAGTTGTACGGCTTTAAGGTAAAAGTAACTCAAGACCGGCGAAAAGTCAAGTTATTTAACCTCTTTTAACTAAGGTACTGTTAAAACTATTAACAAATGTCTCGAAAAATCCCGGCTGAAGACAAAAAATGCGATTATTTTCTACTATAAAAGTTAAATTTGTTAAAAATGGAGATTATTTTCTACTAAAACGCAACCTTGAGGAAAAAAATCCATATACTTGTGAAAAAAAATCTAACCATGTCACAATTATTAAGCTTAAGAACAAACCACTCGCTTCACGTAGACACTACTGAAGGGGTTTTAGTGCCAATTACCGAAGTCGTTCTCCTTATCGAGGAGCCGGAATACGAACTAAAGAAGAACGTAATTAGCCGCAAGCAAAAACCTAAGCGGCTGGCGTTCCAGGTTGGAACTAAAGGCCTGGATAATCTAATAGAGGGTCTTATGGAGGCCCGGAAGAACATGCTGCACTATCAGGCTATATCGGAATCCTTAAAGTCAACTGATTTTACACCGGTTGCCGGACAGGCTGTCAAAAAATAATTTATCAAAAAACGCAACCTCAGCAGTTCGAATCCGGTATAAGTGTGTAAATTTATCGACAATGAATCAATTCAAACCAAATCAGAAGGTCCTTTGCGTGAACGACTCACTGGTCGAGCCCTGGCTGACTAAAGGACGCGAATACACCGTAAAGTCAGTTACTTGCTGCTCGGGGTGCGGTATCCTGGAACTTCAGTTAAAAGAAATACCAGACGAAAAACATACTAGCGAATGCGCAATATGTGGATGCATAGAAGAAGATGGGTATTATCATACCTTCAGGGCCTCAAGATTCACTCCCCTACAGTCCAAAAGCGCTCCGATGATCACTTATGTCAAACTATTAGAAGAAGTGCCTGTATTGGCCAATTAATATGAAACCATCAATTAAGGAAGTTGTCCTCAATTACTTTGAAAAAAGGGATTTGTCCGGTTACAAGCTTAATGGCCTTTGCTATTACCACAAAAAGGATTACGGAAGTAATTGCCCGTATGACAGGACCGGCATATTTAAGAATTTCGATTTATTTTTCCGGGAACCGATTTATGGGGTTCATTTCGGAAGTTTTCAGTTTTTCAACGAATCACCGAAACAAGTTGAAGAAATTCGCGAAACAATTTTATGCTTCCTTCTTGCGATGGGAGATGAGGATTTTACTGTATGAAAAGACTTCCGAAATCCATTAGAAAGGAAATATACCTGACATTCATAACCGCAAGAGAAGGTTACGATGCCGGGGATGAGCGATTTTTTATCTGCTGCTATCTTAAGTTCATGTACAGGCATTATACTGATGAAGATCCTGATAACGAATGGTATCCGGATGATGAGGAGATAATGGATCTTTTTCCTGAATTTGCGCTTCTCCGCCCGAAAGATATAAGTACCGGCGTATGGTTTATTGGCGATTACGAACCGATAATGACGCGAATAGATTACAGGAAAGAAGTAATACGAGTTAACAAGGAACGTTTCACCGCAATGGCATTTTGTGCCGCAATGATTTAATTATGAACTACCAAGAATTTGATCTGTTGAGTGAGTTCAGGATCGGCATCCAGTTAAAAAACCCGGCCGAGAATAAGATCAAGTACGTCACAAGCGACGGAAAAGTCTTTTATGATGAGCTACAGGCTTATCTACACGACAGAGAAGTATCCAGGGAGCGGTATTACCAGCAGATGCTGAAAGACAGGAACTGGTTCCAAAAATTATTCAACATAAAGCCATCCATGAAATTTTATGATGAGATGGCATCAAAAACAAACCCATGAAAAAACTATCAAGAGAACAAAAACACGAAATTTATAAGTTGTCTTATGAATACGTCAAGAAAAGAGAATCGGCATTAATGTGTTTGGGAATTTTTCGAGCCGCGGACAATCTTGGACTTGATCTGTATCCGTTTCAGCTCGAAGCTCAACTAACCGAGTTTTATTCACAGAAGCCACCAGGCGTTAGGTCAATATGGTTCCCGAGAAACGAATACGGAAAAAAGAAGCGCCTTGAGATCCTGGCTAAATGTGTCGAGATGACCAAGCCCGAACCAACCTTCCGTGAAAAGGTCAGAGAATTTTTCCAAAAATTTAAAAAAAATAATTGAAACCTTATGTGCTGGATTCCCGTACAAATACAAAAAAGCAAAACCATGGAAAACATGAACCTAATTGATGAGCTGGATAATCTCCAAAAAGAATATAACCAAAAACTTGACAACATCAAGAAAAAACTGATCGGTCAGGCTACTCCTCCGCAACCTCAGCCAATTGAGATTGGGAAGTGGTATAGGAATGAGTTTGGATCTGTATTCCTTGTAAATAGCCTGTCGACGAAGGATTGGGTTAAAGGAATAGGCATTAACGGAGATGCAATTTTTGAAGATGATTCCATGTGGTGTATTCAGGGTGCCGTTCTAGCCACAAATGCCGAAATCAAGGAAGTTTTGGTAAAAATGGCCATACAGAAAGGATTTGTGAAGGGTGCGAGGTTCAAGAATATGATTAATGATAAACAAATTGTTTTTATTAATGATGGAGGAGCTTTTATGGTGAATCAATCTCAACTTTTAATCAAAACTCACGGCTTCAACGCCCGATCTTGGTACACGATATTCATGAACGGGAAATGGGCCGAAATCGTGAAGGAAGAAGAAATTAAGATCGGAGAGTACGCGGTTTCGTTTAATGAAGGATTTGGATATAAGTTTGTCACGGTAAACGGAGTGAATTACGGCATTGCCTTCTTAAAGAAGTTGCTCAATAATATGAATATGGGCCAAATCCAATCTCTCAATGTCGGGTGCCGTGGTCAGTATAAGGTTGATAAGGAATTGTTGAAAAAAATCATCGAAAGAGCGGAGGCGAAATAATGGAAAAGACATTCATTCAACACAAAGCGAAAGAAATAAATCCTGAAGTTGCAGGATGGTATAATACTGATAAAGGAAATCTGTTTTGGTTTAAAAGCGAAACAGTTTGGAGTTGCCGTGATGATCGGGTTTCGGAAGAATATCCTTCCTTTTGGTATCAATCCTCCCTACCCTCAGAAATAGAAGCAGAGCTAAGGAAAGAGATTGATGATTTGAAGTCTGAGTTGACTATTCAAAAACAGAAAGTCAAGCTTAATTATAATTCTGCGGTAGACTATGAAAAGCAAGTCACCTCTTTAAAGCAGCAGATAGAGGAATTGACAAGCAAGAAAGAATATCCAGAACTTAAAGCAAGGGTTAACGAAAACGAGGCAGAGTATATGCTTAGATGCGTAATTGCCGATAAGAGAGTTTACGCAATGGCTAGAGATTTTATCTTGAAAAATGATAAAGGCTGGAATTTCAAAGAACAACTAGATAAATTCATTGAATCCCTCTCAACCCCTGTATCAGAAGTGCCAACGGATAAAATTAACTCAGCCATCGACTTTGGATTTGAAATGTGCAAGAAGTATGGCGATATAACAAAACCTGAACGAGAAAATTTCATGAAAAACTTATCTTCTAAACTATCAGACGAAAGCAAGCCAAAGGTTGATTTAGAAGAGGTGATGGAAAAATTTAAAGGGAAAGAATTATTCACTGATTCAATTGCTAGGGCAAAGAAATTTATTGAAGGTCTCGATAAGAAAGTTATAGATGAAGGAGAAATTGAGAGAATGGCGGACTTAGAGTTTCCGAATGATATTACTGATTTTCATGGACATCAATCAAGCAGGGCAGAAGGGTTTATAACTGGCTTCAAAAAAGCTTTATCCCTCCCTATAAAGAAAGAAGGGGAATGGATTAGTGTTGAAGAAAGATTGCCTGAAAACGCTGACAAAGTTCTTGTGTTTATCAATACAAGCGGGAAGCATTTAGTTTGCTTTTTTATAGACGGTAAGTTTGAAGAGGTGTGGGACAGGTCAAGAATATCTCCATCTCATTGGATGCCCTTACCAAAAGCACCGGGAAATGAAAGAGGTACTTGAGTCTGAAACTTATCACTTGTCTAATGACAGGTACTACTTTCAGTATAGACGCGACAGATACGACGCAAAAGTTATGAGAGCAAAACTTTTTAAAAAAGGCTCGCTTGAACCGATTGCTGATGTTAGGGTATCAGAAGGATATGGGCAGCCTGAAAAGAGTCACCATGATGTAATTAACCATTTTGAATCAAGAATTTTATTAGGACACTTTCGTTAACCCCCACAAACAAGTAGTATCATGACAAAGAAAGACAGAATATTTTTTACAGCAATGATGATCCTGTTCCTGGTTATGCTGATCACGGAACTATCTTTCATCAGCCTTCTCGCTGAGGCTTTTTATGAAGCCGAAGGGTGGGACGGTAAGATAATGGTTATGCTTGCTGCGATCATTTCGCCTATTGGATTCGTGGCTACTGCGATCAAACTCGTTAAGAATGATTAGTATTGTTTTTTGGGCTATTTCCGCCGCTCTGATCGCAGGAATGGATAAACTGCAATTCCATTTTTGGAGATCTAAATTCGCCTACCTTAATCATAATTTTTGGAATCCGGAAGTGTCCTGGAAGAGAAAATATTCATTACCCAAATGGGTCCCTGATTCACTATCAGACGGATGGCATGTGCTAAAAACACTTGCCATAATTTTTCTTGCCGTATCCGCTCTCACCGCCTATAACTACGGACCGCCGGTGATATTAAAAAATATTCACCCGGTTGTAAACTTTTTGATCAATATGATTGTCTATGGAGTAGTGTGGAATGTTGTATTTAATTTATTTTTTAATAAAATACTTAAAAGGAAATGATCGATCAAAGACAAGAAGCAAGGCCATTCGTAGATTGGCTTACTTACATTAGCGAAGAATCGGCAAAGCGCCGTATGACAGCAAGCCTGGCTGGAAGAGCCCAGGAAGTTAAGAAGTGTTCTTCTGATGAATGTAATAACCGGGTCCCGGCCCATCAGTTATGGGACATATGTGATTATTGTTTTCAGAGAATGATCCAGGAGTCTGTATTCACAGCATAGTCCTTATCTCCTCAACGAACCATTTTGGTGTTCGTTTGTATTTCTCCAGCGGAAGTAATTTATTTGGCATGCCGGACCACATTTTGTAGTTCCAGGCCTTTGGTCTTTTGGTCCTGGGGAAGTCTTTTAGGACTTTCGCCGCGCCATACATCATGATGCAAAAGTTGGACATCCTCACGTACCGGTCGACATTTATCAAGTGAGTTAGTCCGTATTCGTTTATCTTTTTAAGTGTACGTTTTTCGCAGTCCAGTTCGATCTCCTGATACTTGTGAAGGGCGATTGATGATTGACGCCTGGATAGCTCTAGATCGCCCCACATCCATTTAAACACGTCAGGAGCTGTTGCCCAGCCCCGGTATACCTTTGCCTGCTCGGCGTACTGATCCATATGGCATGACTCGTGTATTAAGGTGGAGATCCAGTCATCATTCTTGGTACAAATCATTAAATAGGCGTTTCCGGCGTTAAATAGACCAAGATTACCGTCCTTAAACCTGCAGTGATGGGCTATGAATACAATATTGTGCTCTTCACACCGGGAAATAATGTCTGAAACGAGTTTTTGAACCTCCGGCTCCGAATTTTTGAACAATTTTTGAGAATTTCTGCTAATTCGGTGCTTTTTGTGGGTGGTCATAACCTAAAAGTAGGAGATTTTCGGCGGAAAAGCCAATTGAATGGTATTCAACAAATTGTATAATACAAAATGTGGTCTCAAGACGGGACTCGAACCCGCAACCTTCCCATCAAATCAAGGGATGTTCAACCAGTAGAACTACTTGAGACGTTTTTACTCACCAAACAGCCAATTTTGGGATGAGTATTTTTAATAGCGTTATGATTTTAAGCCTTAACCACGCTGGCTGTTGCCGCTTTTACGGCCCACATCGCAGCTTCTTCGAAAGAAGTCTGAGCTAACGAAACGAGTCGCCTGTCTGCGGTTTTTAAGTTATCAACAAGGTTGATCAACTCTGCTGTTTTTTGTTTAATTAAATCCACATCGCCATTTGCGGCTGGATTGAACTCGGTACGAACTCTTAGTTCGCCGAGTGTTTTGGTTGTTGTTTGTGCTTCCATATTCTTTAATCGTATGATTTTAAATGCCTTATTCTTCTTGCGTTTTCAGCTCGAATATCCTCGGCTGTTGGTTCCCGGAATGGCTTGGTTTCTGTGATACAATTACTCACGTCTATTCCAGCCGCAATACACATCCTTATAGCAGTGTCAAGCGTCAGGCCTTCCACTCTTCCGAGCTTAACATTCAGTACAGTTGTTTTAGAAAGTCCTGCTTTTGAGGCAACCTGAACATCTGACATATTCTTCTCTTCAAAAATTCTTCTTAGCTTGTCAGTATCGAGAAAATACTTAGCTTCTTTCTTTCCTTTTATCATGTGCGTATCCAAAAATTAAATAACCTGGTATTGCGATCGATAGTAATGTTCCCGTGAGGGCCTTTGCCATCGGCTCCCACGACTCTGACAATTTAATGTGAGCCGCGGGAACTACTGTGTAAAGTAGTATCGTTAGGAATATCCACTTAAACTTTAGCATTCCTGATCCTTTCTTTTGCTTTCTGAAGAAGGTATTGAACATACCCAATATCTATTTTTCCTTTCTCTTCTTCTGCTGCAACTTTTGCTTTTGTCATCGCGGCCATAACTTCCATTAAAGAGAATACTGGTTTATTATCCTCGACATATCTCGCAGCAGCTTCTTCTGTTGAGAAGATGATGTCACCATCATTCCATTTAATGATTTCAGGCTTTTCCGCGCGGAAGATTCGAAAATCGTTTTTATTCATCCAGTAAACCGGACGATCGTCGCCTTCGAAAATCTCAACTCCATCATGAGTTGTGAGGATGGGTTTCCTAGGAATGGACCAAACAATCCTCATTAAATTGTCATGATCCTTTTTCAGTTCTTTCATCTTTTCGTTTATAACTTCCTGGAAAAAAGGAAGAGGTTTAAAGTCTTCGATATCGCGGAAAGAAACGGCAGGGGGTGAAGTGTTAATGTCATCGAAAAATAAAATACACGGTCTCTGTTTTGACTTAAGCCTCTGACACAGATGATTGATTCTGCGCCTTAAT